CGAGGAGCTGGTCCGCGCCTCCGCGTACAAATCGCCGCCGCCGAAGCACACGCCCGAGAACCTGGCCGACGAGTATGCGGCGAGCGGAATGCAGCCGTCGCCGAACGTCGTCGCCACCCCTGAGGAGATTCGCGCCGGCGCTGAGCTGGCGATGGTAGTCGGTACCGAAGGAGAAGTAAATGAAAACGCAATCGAAGCAAGCGCCGCCGGCGGCGGGGAAGGCGCGCCCGTTAATCGTGCAGCGGATAGCCAAGCAGATGGCGAAGCTGCTGGCGCAGCGGGATCTGCTGACCAGTCCGAACGAGGCGGCGCAGTTGACGCCGGGAATGGGGGAGCCGAAGAAGCGGGGAGAATAGAGGCGCCGAAGCCTGGCACGATAATGCAGCTTCCGGCGAGCGCGATCGCCAGGGATCCGGTCCGGTTCCAGTTCAAAGGCAACACGGGAGAGCGGGGCGTCGGCGAGAAGCTGCGCGGAGTCCAAAAGTGGGATCCGGAAAAAGGTGGGACCGTCGCTGTATGGCAAGATCCGGCGATGGGGCCTGACTCGAAGCCGTTCGTTGTAAACGGGCATCAGCGCCTCGGCTTGCTCGATCGCGTGGGCGGCCCCGGCGATACGGCCACCGTCCGGTTTATCAAAGCAGACACCGCGCGTGAAGCGATGGTGAAGGGTGCGCTGATAAACATCGCCGAAGACTCCGGAGACGGCGACCCGATCGACGCGGCAAAAGTATTTCGCGACTCTGGATTCACCGCGGAGCGGCTTGCGGAGGAAGGCATTTCGCTTACGGGCAAAATGGCAAGCCAGGGGCTCGCGCTGGCAAAGCTGGATCCGCACCTGTTCGGCCTGGTCGTGTCGGGCGACATTCCACCCGCTCGAGCGGCCGTCATCGGCGCAGGCCTGCCGGAGCATGCGGACCAGCGCGCGCTCTACGACGTCATCCAAAAGCGCGACAAGGCAGGCAAGCGCCTCACTAACGACCAGATCGGCGAAATGATTCGCCTGGCGCTGGGCGGGCCGAAAAAGACAGCGACCCGCGGCGACGAGCAGGGCGTGTTATTCGGCGCCGAGGAAGTCACGCGCTCGCTCATCGCCGAAAAGGCCGAAGTGTCGGACTACATCCGCAAGCAGCTAGCCGGCGAGAAGCGCCTTTTTTCATCCGTTGGGGATGAAGCCGTGGCGGGCAAACTAAGCGAGCGCGGAAACATCATCAAGGCTGGCGAGAACAAGGCCGTAGCGGACCAGGCCGCCCAAGCGCTGGCGATCTATGACAAACTATCAGAGCGATCGGGACCTGTCTCCGATGCGCTCGGGCGGGCCGCCGCCGAACTGGCGGAAGGAAGCGATGCCACAAACACCAAACAAGCCGCCTACCTCCGAGTCCGGCAAGCCCTCGCGGAAGAACTCCGACCTGGCAAGCCGGGCCTGCGACGAACTGAAGGACTGGGTAGCGAAGGGCCACGTGAAGCTGGGCAAGGGCAACACGATCCTGCCGACGCCAAAAGTTCAGTAGTCGCCGGCGATTCCCTTCCCTTTGGCGATTCGTTCGACCCCGGCGCGCAGCGCGACGCCGAGGACCTGGCCCAGCGCAGGCTCGAAGGCGACCAGCTTTCGGCCGAGTTCAACTCTCAGACGCGCGGAAAAGTAAAGCCGGCCGAGCCGCCTCCGCAAACCAACCTGTTCGAAGAAACTCCGGAGCACCGCGCCGGCGACCTGTTCGGCGACGAGCGCGGCGCGGTCTCGATCAACACGGCCACGCTGGGCCTGCAGAAGTTCTACCAGCAGGACATCCGCCCTGGCTTGCTCGCGGCCGCCAAGCTCATAGTGGACGCCAAAGACGAAATTCTCCAGGGTTTCGCGCCTGGCGCGCGTGGCCTGCGGGCTGCCGCGACCCATGCGGAGCTCCGCTACACCGCGGCCGAGCTGCAGCGCCGAGCCGACCGCGCGAGAACCGCTCTCGAGGCGGCATCGAAGTCGCTGCGCAAGCTGCCGCTACCTGAGCGCTGGAAATTTGTCGACCGCATCGAGCACGGCCAGCCGCAGCCGACTATCGAGCTGCAGGCGATCGGCGACCTGATGCGCACGATGCTCGACGACGCGCGCGATGAAGTGCAGAGCCTCGGCACGGGCAAGCTCCAATCGTTCTACGCGAATTATTTCCCGCACATTTGGGCGGATCCGAAAAAAGCGGCCGTCACGATCGCGTCGATGCTCGCGCGTCGCCCTCTCGAGGGGAAGAAGTCGTTTCTCAAAAAGCGCACCATCGTTACGGTCGCCGACGGACTGGCGGCCGGCCTGACTCCCGTTAGCGAGGATCCCGTCGAGATGATCCTGGCCAAGCTGGGCGAGATGCAGCGCTACATCATGGCACAGCACGCCCTGGCCGCGGAAAAAAAAGCCGGCCGCATGAAGTACGTCGACGCGCGCAAGGGAAAAGCTCCCAAGGGCTGGCAGAAAATCGATGACGCGGTGGCGACGGTGTACGGGCCCAGCGTCCAGCAAATCGTCGAATATCCCAACGAGGGGCTTTGGAACGGGCTGCACCAGGTCGCCGCGGCGCTGGGGATCCAACACAAGCGCGGCTTTGAAAACCTGCGCAACGCTGTAGGGCGCGCGCATCCGGCGGGCTGGGTCAAGACCATGCACGGCTCGGCCGAACAGGTGCTTGCCCACGAGATCGGCCACCAGATCGACTGGCGCGCCGGCAGCGGACAGCGCTTCATCACCAACTATCCGGACGCCGGCACAATGGCCAGGCTCAAGCGCGCCTACGCCACGCTGAAAGATCCGGCCTCGACGCCGGCGGATAAGAAGTCGGCGCGATCCGAATTGAAATCGCTCAGGCCGGCGATCGCCAAACGCAAGGAGTTTGCGCGCCAGCTCCGCGCCCTGGCGGACCTCCGCGGCGGCCGTCCGGAGTACACACACAAGCGCGAGGAAAAAATGGCGCAACTCGCCGAGATGTGGGTTGGCGCCCGCGAGCAGTTCAAGCGCACAGCGCCGGCGGTGTTCGAAGAGTGGAAGAGGTTTTTGGACGATAACCCCAAGCTGCACGCGCTGCGCGACATCGAGGGCACTACCGGTCTGACGTCCGACTCCCAACCCTACGACGTGGGCGGCCTGGTGATCCGCGGGCATTGGTGGGCGCCGGAAGAATCGGCGCGCCTGTTCAATAATTACCTCTCGCCCGGGCTGCGCGCCAAGAGCGCTACATTCCGCGCTTACATGGGCGCCGGTAACGTGCTGCTGCAGTTCCAGCTCGGCTGGTCCGCGTTCCACGCGACGTTTGTTTCTCTCGAGGCGATGACCTCGAGGTTTGCCTTGGGGATCTACGAGGTAAACCACGGCGCGGTGGGCAAGGGCCTGCAGTCGATGGCGATCGGGCTTACGCCGGCGTCGCCGTTCCAAAACTACAGGGCAGGTAAAAAGATTCAGAAAGCCTGGGACCGCCCCGGAAGCCAGGCGCCGCTGATCGAGCAAATGGCCGATGCGGTGGTGGAAGCCGGCGGCCGCGCGCGCATGGACCGCGCGTTTCAAACGCGCATGACCAATCGGATGATGGAAGCGTTTCGCGCCGGCAACATCCTGGGCGGCCTGGTGCGATCGCCGTTCGCCGCGACCGAGCAAGTGGCGCGGCCGGTGATGGAATTTCTTGTGCCCCGCATGAAGCTGGGCGCCTTCGCCAAGATGGCCGAGTTTGAAATCGAACGGCTGGGCCCGGGCGCGACGCCTCTCGAGATCCGCCAGGCGCTCGGCAAGGCGTGGGATTCGATCGACAACCGTTTCGGCCAGCTCGTCTACGACAACCTGGCGTGGAATCGCATCGCGAAGGACCTAGCCATGGGCAGCTTTCGCACGGTGGGCTGGAACGTGGGGGATATCCGCGAGCTGGGCGGCGGCGCCCTCGACGCGTTGAAATCGCTAAAGAACGCACCGCGCGCCAGGCGCTTCGAGATCAGTCATCGTCTCTCGTACCTGCTGGCGCTGCCGCTGGTGATCGGGCTGTATGGCTCGATCGTCAATTACCTGATGACCGGCGAAGCGCCCGAGGACCTGCGCACGGCGTACTATCCGCACGATGGCGAAGGCGGCCGCGTGTCCATGCCGAGCTACATCAAAGAAGTGATGTCGGTCTGGCATGAGCCAATGGGATGGGTAAAAGCAAAAGTCCATCCTCTCGCAACGCTCATTCTCGACATGCTCTCAAACCGCGACTACTTCAACCGGCCGATCGCGAAGCCAGGCGACCCGCTCATGGAGCAACTGCTCGAGCTGGCGAAGTATCCGCTGAGCGTCGCTACGCCGATAAGCGTGCAGGGCCTGCAACGCAGCGAACAGGGAACGCTGAAAGAAAAAGCACTGCCGTTCGTCGGCTTCCCGCGCGCGCCCAAGTACATCGGCGACAGCGAAGGTGGCGCGAGCGATGCGGAAGTCAATCGCCTGCTAGGACGATAAACGCCATGACCAACATTTCAATTTCGTGGGAGGCCGTAATCGCGATCTGTACGGCCATGAGCACGCTAGCCGGCGCGTTCGCCTGGTTCGTGCGCTCGATCATTCGCGAGGAGCTGGGCGGCGTGAAGAAGGAGCAAGCCGTGATCGACGTTCGGCTGGAGCTGCTGGAGTCAACCGCGGGCCTGCCAGCGCACCACAGGCGCCGCAATGCGTAACGACCGCGCGGGGTTCATCTGGCTTTTCGACACAGATCCGGACGAGCTTCCGTTTGAGCTGACCTTTGATTTGTGCGGGGAGCGAGCGCATCGACGGCGCGCTGCGCGGCCTGGCCCCGGCGTAGAAACTCCATCACATCGCGCAAGGTGATCGTGCCTGGCGTGGGCGCGGCGCGGCACTGTTGGTCGTCATTCATTTTCGTTATTGTGACCCGCGAGCGCCGAACGGCTCGCGTCTTATACTAAGACTGGATCCGCCATTCAGCGGGGGAGCTGTGTGTCATCCCGCTGCACCTCTGGTGCGCCGGAAATGTCCATCGTCCTTCCGGCGTGACGGGTCGCTGTCATCCGGTGGAGGAGCTTGTCGTTCCACCGCGCGAGTGCCGGGAACGTCAATCGTCCTTCCGGCAGATGATAGATGGACCGCGCAGTCCTTAACCGGAAGCGGCGCGGCTTCGTTGTTCATCATCCATCCCGCAATTATCACTTGCCGGCGCGTCGACCGCGTTTTCGTGCGGTCGCCTCGCGCTCTGTGGCTCGATCCGCCCAAATTCTCTTGAGCGTGGCGCTGCGATCGCGCTTCACTGGCGGCGGAGCCTCGCCTCTGGCGCGGCACTCCAGATAATCCTTCACCGTAAACGGCGTTTCTCGTGTGTGGTACCGCAAGGCAAACGGCGTCATTTCGTTGATGAGCTGCTGGCGCTTTTCGAGCGTCACGTCGGCCTTGGCGAGCGCGGCTTTTTTGGTGGATCCGACGAGCGCGCGCAGGCTAGCTTTCAACTGCGAGAGGGTCGCGTCCGTGATTTTGACCTTCTCCCCCTTTGGTAGAACTAGGTTGCGCTCCCATTCCGCCTCGCTGAACAGATAGCCCTGATGGAGACTGGCGGGCTTGGGCCACCATTTACGAACCAGGTTACGCAAGGCCGCGCGCGCCCACCCCTCGAAAGCGCTTCTGCTTTGCTCTACGACGGAGTCAACGGCCGCGGTGATCGCCTCCGGTGTCTTCTCCTTGGGTTGGCCGCCAAGGATCTGGTGAAACGTCTTTTCGAGTGTTTTCAAATGGGGTACCGGCATCGCGGAAGTCATTTGTTTTTAGCTCCTTGATTTGCAACGACCATACTGGTCTTGTGTTGTGGATTTCGTATTTGGCCGTTTTTTGCAAATACGACGCAAATGCGAAATTTCGAGCGAAACGGCGAGGTGCCTGGAAATCTCGAACTGCTTACGATTGAAGACCTTAAGCTCGGCAAGCCGGGAGTCAAAACTAGCGATGAGCTGCTGTGCGCGCCGCGGGCTGCCCGGGAAAAACTCCCGCAGCCAGGGGAGCCATTGACCATGAGGCAAGATCGCCTTCGCTTCGATGAGCGCTCGGCCTACGGTGAGCCATCCACCGCTTCGCACAGCTCGCGCCAGTTCCTTCAGTCGGGCACTGTCCGTTGCGGAAACCGTTTGCTTCATCCTTCTATTTCTCCAACGTCACGCCGCCATCGTGCTTAAGCGAGACTTCGCCATCGTGCGTGAGTGACGCGTCGCCCGCGAGGTGAACGTCGATACCATAGCCGACGATCTGTTCTAGCTGGTGGCCGGCCTCGAAGAGTACGAACACAAAAGTTGCTCCGATCGCAAGCCAGGATAATCGACAAAACCGATCGAACGTTACAGCATTCGCGACGCTGCGGAATAAGTGCGTCACTTCCCTGCCCTCTTCTTCGCGGCCTTCCGCTTCGCTTTCGCCTTCGGGGCATCGCCCGCCTTCACATGCCCTGCCCAACGTGCCTCGGCAGCGTCCTTGGCGATTTGCTTTTTGCGCGCGGGCGAGAGCTTCTCATTTCTCAGAGCGACCATGGCCTGAGCAATGGGGTTCTTCTCGTTCGTATCTTCAGGTGGCATCGGTTTACATAATAGCTCACGAAAGCATTGATTTCACCTTAGCTCGCGCGAGCAACGAAAATAGTTTGCGAACATGCTCACGTAAGCATTGACAGCAAAAATAGCTTGGCGCATAATGCTTACGTGAGCATAAAAGTAACCACCGCGCACCGTGGCGAGTCCGGACGCGGCGGCGTGCGCATTCCGCGAAGCTCGGCGCGGAGTGCGCAAATGATCTTCGCGAAGCTGCTCTCGCGTGTCGACCCGAACGCCACAACGGGCGCGGGCTTCGACGGCGTTGTAGTGAGACCAGGCGCGACGGTGGAACTTGCCAGCCTGTGGCCGAGCGTGGAATTTCCCAAGACTCCGATTCTGCTGGAATACGCGGGGCGCATTCGCGTGCGCGGTTGCGGCCGGGAGCGCGACACATTGGAGTCCGTCTACATCCTGTGGCGTTTTAACGTCGAGCTGCTGCGCTGGGAAGAAATCGCGCGTTCTCAGTCCGCCGCGTGGGAATGGGCTATCGATCTGCGGCCCGTGGCGGTGCGGGCGCTGAACGAAAACGCCGTCGAGGTGCTTCCTTGCCTCGACACGATCGCCGGCGCGATCGCCGAGTTTATCGAGCTGCAGCTTCGCCCGCTCGAAGCTGCCGACCGGCGCCAGGTGCTGGTGAGCATCCTGCACGACCGCTGCGCCGGCGAGCTCGTCGCCCAAATGCAGCCAGGAGCAAAGTTACTTCGATGACCCCACAAGCCGAAGCCAGACGATTACGCGAAGCGGCCTTCGCCGAACGGAAGCGCGCCAAACCTGCGCGTCGACGCCAGGTAGGCTCAGGACTTTCGGCGCCGGAAGCGCGCCGAATCGTAGAAGAGGCCAAGGAGGCGCCGCCGGCTATTCCGGTGGAAACCCCCGCCCAGGTGGCCGCACGCGAGTTACGCCAGGCCGCGTGGACGGAACGCCTGAGGGTGGCCGCTTTGGATCCACGGAAGGCGCGCGGGTCGAACCGGAAGCTGGACCCCGATAAAGTGCGCCGCATTCGCGCGGCGGCGGAGTCCGGAGAGTACACGCAAACAGAGATCGCCGCCGCCGAGGGTGTAAGTCAAGTGGCGATCAGCAACATTCACACGGGAGACACGTGGGCTTGGGTGGAGTAAGTGACGGCGAAGCGGTGGGACGCGAGAGTTTTGGAAATTCTAGAAAACCAACGAAGGAGCACAACGGAAATGCCACGAGAAAAAATAACATTCGACAAGAACACCACGGTGGAGCTGGCCTTGGCCTACGCCACAGGAAAGCGGGGAGAGAACGACAACGGGGAGTACTTCCTGTACACCACGGCCGACGATCGCATTTTCTTTGCGACCCCGGCTCTGAACGCCAAGATCCAGGAGCGCACGCCAGGCCCGTTCGAGCGGCTGACAATCACGCTTCTGAATAACCGGGCAACGGGGAATAAGAACATGTGGGATGTGCGGCGCCTCGACCCGATCGCGCCGGCTGCCGGCGGCCAGGACTCGCGATCCTCGGCCGCCAGCGCTCTAATTACCGGCGTAACAGCACCAACTAACGGTAGCACTAACGGCCACCACGCGCCGCCGCCGCCCCCGCCGGCAGCTCCGCTAATGAACGGCCAGGCGCAACACCGCCTCCAGTTCTTCACGCAAGCGGTGGACCTGTGCATTGCCGCGCGCCACTACGCGCACCTGTCGGGCCTGGAAGTCGAGGTCAAATTCGAGGACATTCGCGCGGTCGCCAACACGCTGTCGATTTCCGCCGACAAAGGAGGCCGCTAGTGGAGTACGAAGTTTTCCTGCAGAACGATGACGCGCACGCCGCGGCCGAGTCCGCGCGCTTCGCCCGCGAGCTGGCCGACCCGGAGTACACCGCGCCGTCGCCGGTCGACGAGTACATGGATCTTCTTACCTTCGTCGAGCGCGTCGCCAAGGCGCGCCTCGAAGACACGCACGCCTCGCTGATCGAGGAGGCGCGCCGCCTGGTCGCGGCCGCCGAGGTCGCCGATGTCCACTTGGATAACGAATGCACTGCTTGTGAGGGCGCGGGCTGGTTCGACGATACGCCGCGCGACGGCGAGGGCAACCCCACAGGCCCCGAAGACCTGGAAATGTGCGGCGACTGCAACGGCACAGGCGAGGCGGTGCGACGCATCCAAGAGAATCACTCCTCAGACTGCGCTTCGTGGGTCAACGAGCGTTGCAACTGTCAAACGGGGCGTGCGGCATGACCGCGCCCGCGTTGACTCTCGCCGCGATCGAAGACAGCCTCGTCGCGTTGTTTGACACGCTCGAAGGGATGGACGCGGCGGATCCGCTTCGTCCGGACCTCGAGCGCGATATCGCGCAGATGATTTTCGCCGAGGTCCGCAAGGTCGATGGGGTGACTAAGGCAATGGCCACGCTTGAGAACCGCGCCGCCTTTGCCGCGGCCGAAATCAAACGCCTGCAGGGCCGTAAACAGGCCGCCGAGCGCGGGCTGGAACGGCTGGAGCAATACGTCCAGCGCATCATGGAAGACGCGCACCTGCCCAAGCTGGAGGGCCGCACGTCGACGCTCTCGCTCCAGGCCAATCCGCCATCGGTGATCATCACCGACATGAACGCGATTCCGGCCGAGTTCCGCACGATCGTACCGGAGACGTTCACTGTCAGCAAATCCGAGCTGGCGAAGGTGCTCAAGAAAGGGTTCGCGATCGCCGGCGCCGAGCTGAGCGAAGGCAATATGCGCCTGGTGAGGAAATGAGCGTCGCCAGGATCGGCAACGGCCTGTACGTGCGCGCGGGACGGCCGCGCCCCACGTCGGGCATTCGCGACCTGTTTCCCCTGCCGCACGCCATAGATAAGTGCGAGTTCGACAGGAAGCAAGGACTGACCCGTTATCATTGCTTCTGCGGTTGGCGCTCGGCCTGGTACGCCGTGGATGCCGACGCGCTGGCTGCGATCGCGCGGCACCTGGAGGATCGGCGATGACCCGGATCAGCAAGACCGTGACGCGCGAAACGGCCGTGCAACACCGCGGCGACGCGCTGGTGGTGGAGCTGGAGCCCAAGTATCTCCGGATCCACCCCAAGGGCAAGCGTGGCGGTGTGAACGTGCCCTACGATGCGGTGTACGAGCTGGGCCTGAAGCTGGCCGCGCGAAGGCGGATCGCATGATGATGCAATTCATTCCGCCCCTGCCCGCGTTTCCCTCGTCTCACTCGGTCTGCGAGTCGCTGCTGCTCGCCGCCGGCGGCCTGGCGCTGGCGATCGCGTCGCTCATCGTGGCGTACGGGAGGCGCGACCGATGAAAACGCTCTGCCTGCTGCTGGCCGCTGTTTCGCTCGTCGCGCCGATCCAGGCGCCGCACAACTATACCTCGTACGAATTTCTTGATGACGCGATCGCGCAATGCGTCGAGGACGCCGAATGTGGAACAGATACCGAGTGCGTCGACGCCGAGGACCGCTGCATCATCGAACTGACTAGCGCCGGCGGTCGCTGCGCCCGATAACGTGGCAGTGTAGTTTCATGTTTGTTCCTATTCAACCCGCCCGGGGCGTTCGCGCTCCGGGTTTTTTTGCGCGTAAACTTGAGTCTGTTCCATGAAAGCTGCCATTTACGCACGCGTGTCTACCCAAGACCAACATTGCGAAGTGCAGTTGCGGGAGCTGCGCGACTACTGCAAGCGCCGCGGCTGGAAGAAGCCGGCCGAGTACATCGACTCTGGTTTCTCCGGATCCAAGGCGTCGAGGCCTGCGCTCGACAAGCTCATGCGCGACGCCGCCGATCGCCAGATCGAAATGGTGATGGTGTCCAAGCTCGACCGATTCGGCCGAAGCGTGTTGAACCTTTCGCAGCAGATACAGCAGCTCGACAGTTACAAGGTTCGGTTTCTGGCGATCACGCAGGGCATTGATACCGACCAGGCGAATCCAACCTCGCGCCTGTTGCTGCACATTCTTTCCGCGGTCGCCGAGTTCGAGCGCGAGATTATTCGCGAGCGCACCCGCGCCGGCCTGGCGCATGCGAAGGCATCGGGCAAAATTCTTGGACGCCCCAAGAAAGTTTTTCGCCGCGACCTGGTGGCCGGCCTGCGCGAAAAAGGAAAGAGCTGGCGCAAAATCGCGACGCTGCTCGGTGTTTCCCTCTCCACTTTGTTTGATTCAGTCCGTCCGGAAATCGCACGGGTAAAAAAGCGTTCGGAAAAGGTCATTCGGCCGAAGACCACCCACAAGTCGAAACAAAGGACTTAGCTACACCCCTAAAGCAGTACGCCAAACGAAGGATAAGCGAACGCTTTGTGGTACTCTGGCCGCATGGCCGCCTCCCGACGTTCGGGCCCGCCGCGTCTGCGCGCCGCCCGCCAAACTCCCCTGCGCGCGACCGCCGCCGAGCTGAAAGCGATGGCCGAGGCTCTGCGCGAGCAAGGCGGCAAGCGTTACCACCGACGCATGGCGGAATATCACGCCGCGATGGCCGAGGAGCTGGGCGAGCCGTTGCCCGCCGCGAGCCCCAGCTACCACGCGCGCCGCCTCGATCGACTGGAGCCCAAATGACCCAGCAAGAGAAAAGGTTGTTGGATTTTGGATGTTGGATGTTAGTTGAAGACCGCCGCGCGGCCGGCCAACATCCAACATCCAACATCCGACATCCGGGGTTTCCGCCATGACGCGCGCCAAGATGGAGAGGCGCCGCGAGGACGCCTGGGCGATGTACGCGATGGACGCGCGGCCGTGCATGGTAGCTAAGGCCTGTGACGTCTCGCGTACCACCGCGACACGCTGGCGCCGCGCGTACTTCGCCGGCAAGTCGGAGCTGCGGACGATCGCGACCGGCCGGCCGCGGGACGTCGACCGCGACGCGATCGCCGAGCTGATCGCGCGCGGCGCCAATACCTGCACGCAACTGCAGGCCGCTATCGCTCGCGTGTACGGCCGCGTGTACAACGTCGACCACTGCGGCCGCCTGCTGCATTGGTGCGCGCCATGACGATCACCGATTCCCACGTGCGCCTGGTCAACGAGCTGCTCGGCGAGCTCGTCGCCGGCAAGGAAGGCGCGATGAAGGGCTACCAGCTCGCCGTGGGAAGCTACGCCGCGATCGAGCGGGACCTGGAACCGACGCGCGAGTACCTGGTCGCCGTGATGAACGCGCCCGGGCTGGTGGAGGCCGTGAGGATCGCGCGCGAGTGGACCCACGCGCACATGGCGAATCGCCGCCGGCATGGTGTGAATTGAGGAAATGCCGATCGCTCGCGACAAGCGGCCGCTGTACAAGACGCCGCGGTGGTTCGCGGTGCGAGCCCGGGCCCGCACCCGGGCGCGCGATCGCTGCCAGCATTGCGGCCGCCTCAACCATTCGGTCCACGTCGTCACCGCGCCCGTCGCCGGCGAGCTGCAGGAGGGCGTACGCCTGCTTATCATTCAATGCGGCGCCGCTCACCTGAACCACCGCGCCGGCGACGATCGCCTCGACAACGTGGCCTGGCTATGCCGCGGCGACCATAACAGGTACGATAAGGCGCACCGCCGCGCTTCGCTGGTCTTCAACCGGGACGAGCGCCGGCCGCTGCGGCAGCTATGGGAGAAAACATGACAGACAGCGAGCGACAAGCAATGCACCATGCCGACGCTAGAAAAATCATCGACGCCGCACGCGCGCGCCGGCAAGCGTGTGCTCGCTTTAACACGGCCCTTATCGTGCTGACGTTCCTCGTCATCGTCGGCATGGCGCTGATAAACTACCGCGCGATGCTCAGCGTCAAAGCCGCGCGCCGCGATCGAGACGCCGCCGTAGTGGAGCGCGATCACGCGCGCGAAGTCGCCGCCGCGTGGAAGCAAAAGGACGACGCCAATTACCCGCTCGCGCGCCAGTGGCGCATCGCGTACGAGGAGCTGGTTAAGCGAGGCTGCAAGTGAAGGAAAGCACCGTCTTGTCGATCGCTATGGCCGTCTGCATCGTCGCGGCCGTGGTGATGGCGCACGTCCTCGCGTTCAACAGCCACCGCTATACCTGCGCCGAGATCCTCGGAGCGCACCCAACGCCGGGACAGGTAGCGATTTGGCCGCCCAAGTGGTTCGTTGAAATTTCGGGCGAGTTCGGAAGCGACAAGAGAACAATGCGCGTGTACGACGAAAAGCACCGCCTGGTGTGCGACGCCAGCGGCAAGGACGTGCGTCGATGACGAAGCGCCGCGATTCCGGCGAGGCTGATCCTGTGATGAACCGCCGCGCGTTTCTGCGATCGCTGATGGGCGCCGCCGTCGCGCTGCCGGCGGCCGCCGCGGCGCCGTCGCTGTTCCGGACGTCTCACCCGCTAACGGCCGCGTGCACTTCAGCGTGCAATAACATCACCCGCGAGCCCCTCACGCTCGCCGCGCTTCAGGCCGCGCTCGACCAGCTCGAGAAAATGATGAATTGCAAGATGCGCGTGACCGAGAGCACGCCGCGCTTCCTGTTCGTTCCGCGCGACGCTGAAAACCATTTCCGCCGGCTGTACATGGGCGAGGCCTGGCACGGGCTGCCTCCGGAGGGAGTCTGACGCTGCTGCTGATGGTCGCCGTGGTGGTCCATTTCTACTGCATCGGGATGAATCTCGCGCTAGGCCTTTACTACGCGGCCGCCGGCGGGCTGCTCGCGACGCCGGCAATGGTCTGGTTAGTGTGGCGTCGCGTGCATTAAAATAGCGCCGCCGCTTCCCCGCCTCGATAACCCTGGTGTGGAGCCACGCGCCGTCGCGCCGATCCGTTCGCGTCTGCGGCTGTGTATCTGCGGCCGCTGCCGGCGCTGCAACGCGCGGGCGCGCCAGGCCAGGTACCGCGGGCGCACCGTCTTGCATTGGCGCTACTGGAACGAGGCCTACAAGTACGAGCACTTCCAGGCGATCGCGCGCGACCTGTACGGGCCCAACGCGAATCTCAAGAGCTGCTTTCCCCGCCCGTGGGAAATACCGGCGATCATTCCGCGGCCGACCGGCGGGCTGCATTGGGGCTCTGCCGAGTGGCGCAACCCGATAGTCAAACCGCCGCTGCCGCGGCCGCGCGAGTGGAACGAGCCGGCGCCATCCTTATGCAGCGTACCCATTTCATAGTTCGCTTGCGCCCGGGCATGCACACGATCGGCCTGGTCGACTCGATATTCGACATGGCGGCGCCGTGCATTCCGGACTCGCGCATCGAAGCGGTGCCGGTGAGCGCCGGCGTCACCGTCAACCATCACACCTACCGGTTCTACGCCGACGGCGCGCGCATCGCCGCGGTGCAGTCGCTGCTGTACTGCGCGCATGAGTTCATGACGTTCGAGCGCCAAGACGAGCCCGACGAGGACGATTACGACGCGCGCGTGCTGCGCGACATGAAGCCCCTCGAGGGCGGGCCAGGCTGGGAGAATTGACCCATGGCACAAACACGACATAAGCGCGCGAAGGACGCGCAGAAGAAAGACCGCCAGGCGAGGGCCGGCCACCTGGCCGCCGCGATCGCCGACCCGAAGCCGCCGCCGGATCCTGTCGCGCTGTTGAATAGCGCGATCGAGATATCGGGCCGCTGCCTGGCCGAGCAGCTCGGCAGGCTGCCACTTCTGCAGAAGCGCGACTTTCTCCTCGACCTTATGGGCTGGGCGAGCGGCAACGTCGACACGATCAATCACGCAATCCGCACCGCGACGCCGGCGCCAGTGGGCGCATTCGGCAAGGGCGCGCGCACGTCCGACGCGATGGCCGACTGATGCCGGCGATTTTCTGGATCCCGCCGGCGTTGTGCTGGCTCGCGGTGGATATTTTAATATCCATGCCGGCGCGCGCGTTTTCGTACGCGGCCGCGGTGATCGGAGTAGAGTAGGACTGCAACCTAACACCATGCGCCTCGACTTCGTGATCGCGCTCGATCCGGCTTTGCTCTCTCTGCTGCGCGCCGGCGTCGCCGCGGACCAGGCTCTCGGCGCCAAGCTCGACTTGCTTTCCTCAAAGGTCGATCGACTGCTCACACAAGGAGTAACAACCATGCAGGAACTCGATGACCTGAAAGCTCAGGTCGCCAGCAACACCACCGTCATTGGTTCCGCCAAGACGCTCATCCTCGGCTTCGACGCGCGCCTCGCCGCCGCGCTGGCGAGTCCGGACGTCAAAGCCTCGCTCGTCCAACTGCGCGCGGATATGAAGGCGCAGGATGACGACCTGGCCGCGGCCGTTGCAGCCAACACGCCCGCCGCGACCGCGTAAAGGCGTACACTTGAGCGCATGGAGCCAAACACCGTCACTCTCACTCTGACCAGCAACCGCGGCCGCTTCGGGCTGCGTATCGAGGGCCATCCTGCGCTCGAGGCGGCCTGGGCCGGCAGCGTGCCCGACGCGCTGCGCCTGCTCGCCACCAACATCGAAGCGCTCGCGCCGCCAACCTACATGTCGATTTTCGGCGCCCTCAACACGGGGGCCGCTGCTGGTGGAGCACAACACACAGCCGGTTAATTTCGCCGCGCTGTCCCTCGTTGCACCCCGCGCCTTATTTGCGCGGGGCACGGACGGAAGGCCGCGCCTCATCGTCCTCGTGCATCAAGACAAGGGGCTCGGCTTCTCGATGGTCGCCGCCGACTGCACCGGCGAGATGACGTACGAGGAGACGCTCGCCGCTGCGTTCCAACTCCTGCAAGACGAAAACTCGCCGTCGACGCGAACCAAATAGTCGCCGTTTATCGCCGTTTTTCGACCCCCGCCAAAGTTTAGTTTGCCCCCCTACCAGACCGGCCCACCCGGGTCTGTACATCGCCGCGCGCGGCAGCTTCAATGACGTGTGCTCGCCTCCCCCTTTCGAATGCCGCGCACCGCCACGCGCCGCGGCGCAGTCTGCTACTGCAAGCTGCTCGACAGCGTGGACGCCGCGGCGGTCGACGGCTTCGGCTTCGCCGGCCGCTTCCTCAAGCCTGGCGCGATCATCGACGAGGCCGAGCTGCTCGCAGGCCGCCCGTGCTCGCCCATCGTGCTCGAGTGCACCGAAGCGGAGGGCAGCCGCGGCGCGCGCAATCGACGCCGCTGGGAGTCGCTATACATCTTGTGGCGGTACAACTCAGGCGAGTGGATCGAGATCGCCCGCGCGCAGTCGCTCAGCTCGGAGTGGGCGCCGCAGCTTCGCGACGCGGCGCGCATCGCGCTCGGGCGGACGAGCTGGGCCGTGACGCCGCGCGTCGCCGAAGTGGCCACGCGCATCCGCGGCTTGCTCGACCACGAGCTTGAGCAGCTCGATGCCGCGCAGCGTGGAAAAGTACTAGCGGACCTACACGACCAGTTCGCCGGCCGCATCGTCGCCGCCGCGGATGTAGCGTGATTTGTTCGACTTTTCTTCGCGCGGCAAGTCCCTAGCTGTTGAAGCGAGGGTGAGTACTGTTATGGTGTGGGGGTGCCGCTTGAAAGTTTAGTACTTGCGGATCGTCGCGGCTTGCTCTACGCTGTTCAAAGCCGTCCTGTTGCAACGGGCCGGTGGAAATGGTGCAGCGCGCGAGCGGGGGGCCAATCACCCTCGCTCCCATGCACACTCTCGATTGGGAGTAAATGACCGGCGAGCCAGCCAATCCGGCGCCTCACGCATCCCGCGAAAGCGGACCCCCTGACGCACTGTTTTCCCGCCCGCGATCGCGATTTTTTGCGCCTCTATTGGATCGGGTTTTCAGTGCCACTTCACGTAAGCCCAAATATGCATTATGCGAAGTAGGGAGGGCGCCCCCGGCTTTTCAAATAGGCTTGTCTGCCCCTCTGAAGTTTGGCCGCCTCAAGGAGCAAACGAGCTGAAAAGAAAGCTCGGGAGCCCGCTCAGTCACATTGCGCGCTGAGCGTGGCCGAGGCGCTCGGTAGGCCTCAGCTACCTGGATTCTCTCACAACTCCCCAGCCCAATAAATACCTTCAGGCCAATTATTTTTGTGAGCGGTTTTCCGCTCGAAAGGGGCTTTGAAATATGGCTGCAACTGCGACATCACCATCCGCCGCGCGCATCAGCGAAGGCGAGCTCCTTGAGGTCGAGGCGTATCTCGACAACGTCGAGGACGGCGTGGCGTACCGAGCAAGCAGGATCAAGGGGCCAGCATCGCCCGATTGGAATGCCGACGAGGACGCCAAGCGACATCGCAATAACGAACGGCGTCGCGTCTGCGAAACCGTTCGTCGCCTGATCGAGCTGGCCAGGTGCGCGCGATGATCACGCCTCGCCGCGTCTGGTTCTCTGCCCTGCCCCGCGAGAGGCTGCCGCAATGACGCCGGCACGCGCCAAACGCGCGAGCGCCAGCCCCTACCCCGCGCAGCCGACGCCCACCACGGCGTGGGCCAAGAACACGCGCAAGCGCCTGCACTACATTCGCGCCGACGATCCGAACTGGCCCGAGGACCGCAACCAGCCGTTGCCTCATCCGAGCTGGATGGTGGACGATCCGGACGCCGGCCTCGGGCCGACGCGCGACAAAGACGGCCGCCTGGTGATGCCCGGGCCGATCCGCGACGCCATGAGCGATGTCCAGCGGCGCATCTACCGCTACCTGCAGGCGGTCGGCAAGGGCAAGCACAACCGGCCGGCCATCGGCGAGCGGTCGCGCGTGTGGGGCACGGAGGGCGAGCGGCCGTTCGACTACACGGCCTCGGTGAGTATCGGCAACATCGGCGCCGCGCTCAACCTGCCGGCCGTCACGGTGCGCGACAACCTGGCGCGCATGACGGGCAAGCACTACATTTTCCCGATGTCGGTTCGCACGCGCGGCGAGCGGCTCAAATCCAACCGCGAGGCGACCGTGTGGCGCATACCGCCGTATGCCGACGCGCTGCGCGCGATCCGCGAAGACCCCAATATCGCCACGACGCACGGCGGCGCAGACGGCGACGGCTTCATCACCTGGGACAACGGGCGCAGCAATTCGCGCAAGTTTCTCACGCCGGCGCAGGCCGAGCTGTGGAGCCTGGCGACGCGCATTCCGCCGCGGCCGCAGTACAAGGCGCCAGAGGCGACGCCGCCGGCGGCCGAGCTGACCAACGCTAAGGTTAGCGTAGATCCACCGAAGACCGCGCCCGAGCTGGTGAGCCAACCGCGGCCGCAAAAGCCGCAACTGCCGCAAGTGCCGCCGTCGATCGAGGCGCACATCGCCGAGCTGTGCGGCCGCATCGAGGGCGCGCCGTTCACGACGCAAGCCAAGGCCTTCGAGCCGATTCCGACCGACCTTTGCCCCGAAATGCTGGCCGGCGCGCAGGCGCTCGCGGCCGGCAAGGAAAAGACGTTTCCCGTCGACGCGCTGGGCGATCTGTGCGAGCGCATCTTTACCAAGGCGCGCAAGGTCGAGCGGGCCGCGATCGTCGACGAGGCCGGCAAACAGCTACGCGTCGAGAAAGTCGCCATGTGGAAGGTGGACATGCCCGCGGCCTACTTGCGCCACGTCTGCACCACGGACAGCCACACGGTCGAGCTGGTGCTGGACACGCGCGAGCGGCACGCGATCAGAGCCCGGGCGGACGCGCGCCAGAAAATCGACGCGATGATCGATCACGCGCGGCAGCACCCCGGGCATCAGGCGGGATGGCAGCGCCTGCTAGACGCAAGCCGCGAATACCCGGAGCTGTACGCCGAAGTGCTGGAGGCGAACGATCGCAAGCACGGAGGCGACGGTACAGGGACAAGCCTGAAGGGCGCGGGCACGCGCTGCACTCCGGACGAGCACGCCAAACAGTGGAAGGAAAATCTCATCGCCGGCTTGGTGAACGGCGAGACGGTGGACGAGCCATGAAGCGCCGACGTTCCAGGCTGTGGGAGGGCAGCACTAAAAGCGCACCCGCTCGATGGGAGTCCATCTTGGTGGCGTCCATTCTTCAGACTCTGCCGGCCAACTGGCGCGACGTGCTGGGCAGAGATCTCGCGCGGCAGTTCTTCAGCCGCCTACACGCAACGGCCGTCCGCGGAAAATTCCACACTAAGGCCGAGCTGGACGAGACGGTTAAGGAGCTGTTCGAAGTCTGGAAGGAGCGCGGCGGGCCGCCCCCTGAACGTCCCCGCGTCAAGGGCGAAGACGGCCGCTTGTGGACCGAGCTGACACTGAGCGGTGAGCCATGAGGAGCAAGCGCGGCCGCGACACGACGCCCCGCCGGTTCTGGTCTGCGGCCGAGCTGGCCAATTTGGCCGCGCTCTATCCCGACCTGCCGACTGAGGAAGTCGCTCGACGGCTCGGGCGTAGCGTTCCCGCGACGTACGGGATGGCCGCCAAACTCGGGGCCGTAAAGTCAGCGGAATACCTGCGGCGCGAGTGCCGGCTACAGAAAGGCACCACGATCGGACAGGCCGGTCGTTTTCCGAAGGGCAACGTGCCCGTGAATAAGGGAGTGCGGCGCCCGGGCTTCTCAGTAGGCCGGATGGGAGAGACGCAATTCAAAAAAGGCCAGAGGCGCAGCGACTCGCCCACCTGGCGGCCAGTGGGAACAATTCTGACCGATGCCGATGGCTACCTCCGCATCAAGGTCCGCGAACGCCAGCCGGAGGACGCAAAGGGATGGAATCCGGAAATCTGGCCGCCCTTGCATCACAAGGTTTGGCGAGAGCACAAAGGTCCGATCCCTCCGAAACACGTCGTGGTGTTCAGGGACCGCAACCGGGCTAATTGCGCCATCGAGAATCTGGAGTTGATCTCCAAGGCGGAGAACGCGCGCCGCAATGCGATGTGGAACCGGTACCCGCCCGATCTGGCGAAAACGATCATGGCGAACGGCGCGTTGAAGCGACAAATCAGGAGGCTGGCAAATGGCAAGGAACAAAATCAACGACCTGCGGGACCATCTGTTCGCAACGCTCGAAGCGCTGCGGGATCCCGATAACCCGATGGATCTTGACCGCGCGCGGGCGATCAGTGAAGTCGCGCAAACGGTCATCAACTCGGCCAAGGTGGAAGTGGATTTCGCGAAGGCGGTGAGCCGGAGCACCGACTCGAAGTTTTTCAACCTGCAGGAAGAAAGCCGGGAGCTTCCGGAGATTCCGCGCCGCATCGACGCGCGCCCGAAAGCCGCATCATGAACACCGTGCGCCTCAGCGACGAGCAGCAACGCTACCCGTACCTCGTCCTCTACACCGACGCCGAAACCAATCAGGAGCTGCCGTGGGGCTTTTGTCCGACTAGCGACGGCGGCGCGGTGCTCAAGCTGGCCAAATTATGCCCGTGGGCCAAGCGGCCGCGCGTGGTGCCAGCGCCCGGGCACGCCGCATGACGCGCCGCGAGTGGAACAACCTTCCCAACCAGCTCAGCTTAGAAGAGAAGGCCGCCACGCGCCGCGCGCTGGCATACCAGCCGCCGGACGCCCCCGCAGAAGCCCGCACGCCGTCGACGTGGCACTCGGACGCCCGCGAGGTCGAGCTGGCCGAGCTGGACGCGCTCGAAAGGCGACAACGCCAGCTACAAAATGTTGTACTTCCGGCGAAAAAGCCGATCGTTGTTCCGGCGAAAAAGCCGATAGTTCGCGAGGAGATGGGTCATGACGCTACGAGACGCAGTGGGGGAAATCGCCGTGGGCGCGGGTGATGAGTTCAACATCCAGACCGACGCCGGCGCGGCGCGCGTAGAGATGCTGTTTGCCGACGAGGAGGGGCAAATCTGCTGCCGCGTGCGGGCGGGCCTGGTGGCCGTGCCAGGCATCAAGCAGCGCCTGGGGCCGGCCTCCATCATCTACCTGCCGCCTGGCACGGTGGCGACCGCCTGGCGCGCCTCCAGCCGCGGCGAGGGCGCGACGCCGGCCGTCGTGCTCGCGTTCGACTCCAAGTAAGAAAAGCGCGGCGGCTGGTCAGGCGCGCCGCGCACGTCGAGTAGAAGAAGACGCCCGCCACCACAGGCACGGACGTTTCACGAAAATCATAGCACGGACCCCCGCCCGATCCATCCTAGGAAACCTACCAGCAACCCCCCGCCAAAACGCCACCACGGCGAGGTGGAAAGTGGGCAATTCCGAATAGTGTCACTATGCGATTCCGAATAGTGGTCACTATACGGAAACCGAATAGTCCACCTTAATGGTGTGAAGCACTTACACCTCCTTTGACCCCCGGAGAAAACGGGTGAGTCAGTCGTCGTCGTCGGCTACCCGCAAGAACCCACCAAAGAGGGCGACGAAGCACCCCGTTTTCCATCCCCACCCCAGCCGCGGCGAGCGGGAGCGAGGGGCCGAAAAAAGTGTAAGGAAAGTGGACACCCCGCAAACTGCCGATTAGCCACAGAGACGCCGACACCCGACAATCCCACCATGCGCAAGTCGAGTAAGCCAGCACGGACGGCACGCCGCGTCCGGATCGCGACGGCGGCCGTGGCGGGGCACAAGACCGCCGAGATTGCCGCCGCCGAAGGTCTGACGCGGGCCTGGACCGCGCGCGAGCTGGCCAGCTCGGAATGCCGGCAGATTCTGGCCAGCCTGGTCGACGCCCGCCTCGATCGGCTGGCGGTCCTGTTCGACGGCGCGCTCAAATCCATTGGCGACGCCCTGAAGGCCGACAGGGTGGCGATGTACCTCGGCGGGGCCGTGAAGCTGGGCGCCGATCACTACGCGCGTCTAACAGCCTGTAAGCGCCTCCTGGAGCTGCTTACGGCGGGCCGGCCGACTCCGCACACCCCCGACACCAAGGAAGGAACCCAACAGTTTACGTTGGCCGAGTTGGAGCGCATCGTGAAAGAGAACAAGGCCGTGGTGCAGTGAGCGCCAAAATCCTGCCCTTTCGGGCCAGGGACACGCGCGACAACCTGGTGCTCGCCCATTTGGCGCTGGTGAAGCGCATCGCGCGCAAGCTACAGCGGCAACTTCCGCCCAACTTTGAACTCGACGACCTGGAGCAATGCGGCATGCTGGGCCTGCTCGACGCGGCCAGCCAGTTCGACCCCGCGCGTTTCCCGGGCGTGCGGTTCTCGACCTACGCGCACCGCCGCATCGAGGGGCAGATCAAAGATTGGGTAGGGATGCACACCGCGGAAACCAAGCGAAACAGCCGCCGGCGGCGCTGGGAAGAGTCGACCAGGCCGCCTATCGCCGAATGCGAAAACTGGCTGCATGGCTCGATACCCGCGGAAGGCAACGAGCGGCAGCAGAAATGCGCGACGACGGCCGACCCGCACGCGCGCGCGGACGACGCGATCGAGCGCCGGCAGCTCCGCGACCTGATCCGCGAGGGGTTGGCTAGCCTGCCCGCGCGCCAGGCGAAAATAATCGAGCTGCACTATGGGCCGGATGACGTCGGACTCGGCGAGATCGCGCGAACGCAGGATTTACGCGTGGGCCCGAAACGAGTTTGCCAGCTCCACCAGGACGGGCTCGAACGGCTGCGGCTGTTCTACAGCCTGCGCGGGCTGAAAAAGGCGGCCTGATTGCGGATCTGCCTTCCTTGGGCGCGTAAGTAAGGCATTTTGAAAGGATCGGCGCGCCCGTGGCATCGCGCGACTGTTGATCGAGGATTAACTGTTGACCTACAACGTGGCTGTTCAACCACACCCAAGTCAGTCAAGTAATACTTGAAAGTTCCCCTCATGTCCGGATGAGGTTAGCGCGCGCAAGCCTTTGACCCGAAAACCCTTGTAGTGCTCGAAAGCGCGCAACTCCTTACAGACTTCAGGGACCATCGGCGGTTTTGCCGCGAGTCGCTGGCGATCGCCAACAAGAGCGGCAAAACTGTACCGTTCGAGCTCTACCCCGCCCCGGCGCGCCTCCACCAGCTCATCGAAAAGCAGCAGGAAGCCGGCAAGCCCATACGCATCATTTCGCTGAAGGCGCGCCAGGTGTTCATTTCCGCCGGCGTCGCCGCGGAGTTCATCCATCAGATTCCTTTCGTCGCCGGCCAGAAAGGCATGGTGGTGGCGCACGACAAGAGCGCCGCGAAAAACATCTTTTCGTACTATTCGCAACTGGTCGACAATTACAAACCCTTCGGCGGCACGGTGAAAATGCCGGCGATCGCCACCGACCAGCGCGAGGCCGGCACGATCCGCTGGGTCAACGGCAGCTCGATACGCGTCGACACCGCCAACAACATCACCAGCGGCCGCTCGTACTCGCTCCGCTACCTGCACCTGAGCGAGTACGCGTTCTGGCGAAACGCGGCCATGGTGATGACGGGCCTGATGCAGTCGGTTCCCGACGATGCGAATACCATCGTCGTGATCGAGTCGACGGCCAACGGCGTCGGCGGCGATTTTCACGGCCGTTGGCTCGCCGCGATGGATCCGTCTTCCGGCTCGGATTGGATACCGTTCTTTTTCGCTTGGTGGGAGCACCCCGAATATGTGCGCGAGCTGGGCGATCGCGCCGAGTTCCAGGCGACGCTGAGCAAAGAAGAGAAGTCGCTGGCGAGCAAATATACGCTTACGCTCGAACAGCTCAACTGGCGGCGCTGGTGTATTCGCAACAAATGCAAAGGCTCGGTCGACACCTTTAACCAGGAATACCCGGATTGTCCGGAGAATGCGTTTCTTTTCTCCGGAAGGCCGCGCTTTTCCCACGTTCACCTGGTTCAAATGCCTGTCGATCGACACGGGCTTGCCGGCGAGCTGGTCGAGACGACGAGCGGGCCCAAGCGCACGCTCTCGTTCATGACGGACGTGGAGAACAAGGGGCCTTTGGTCGTCTACAAGCGCCCGCAGCTCAACAAACGCTACGCCGCCGGCGCGGACGTCGCGGAGGGCATCGACGTGGGCGCGGGCGGGCCAGGCGATCAGGATCCGGATTACTCGGTGCTGCATATTTACGACTGCGACACCGGCGACCAGGTCGCGAAACTGCGCGGCCGCATGGAGCCCGCGCCGTTCGCGGAGTACTCCGCGGCCGTGCTGCGCTGGTACAACTGGGCCTATGTCGTTCCGGAAGCCAACGGCGTTGGCTTAGCCTACATCGAGGGCCTGCTGCGTGAGCAGTATCCGCCGGCGCTGATCTATCACCGGCAGCCGCAACCAGACGAGCAGTTCCGGCCGGAAGCCTCCGCGACCCTCACCTACCTTGGCTGGAAACAGAACGTCGTCACGCGCCCGCAGCTCATCAGCAAACTTGACCAGGCGATCCGCGATTTCGCGATCCACATTCGCGACCCCAACACGCTGGCGGAAATGCAGACCTTTGTCATCAAGGCGAGCGGACGCGCCGAGCACACCGACCAGACCCACGACGACGAAGTTTTCGCCGCGGCGCTGGGCGTGGTGGGCATCGAGGCGGCGCCGGCCGCGCGCGTCCTGGCAGGCATCGACCGGCAGCTACCGGTTTCCCCGCAGCGCTCGGGAACGGTTAGACTTTACGGCCGCAGAGCCCGACAACCCGACAGAGGGCAACTTCTGCGCCTATGACCAAAGCCGCAACCGCCAAAGCCAAGCTCACCACCGAGCGCGCCGCCTTGATCGACGAGCTGGGCCAGCTCGAGCAGGATCTGGCGCCGATGAAGGCCAAAGAAAAGTTAGCGGCAGGCCTGCGGGCGCAAGTGCGCGGCTGGTACGAGAACTTGCCGGCCGAACAGACCGCGACCGCGGAAGGCTTCAAATTCATCGTGACGGTGGGGGAATGCGAAAACCAGCGCTCCATCAATTCGATGGAAGAAGTACTCGACCGCGTGGGCTCGCATAAATTCCTCGACGCCTGCAGCTTGACGCTGAAAAAACTGGCCGAGCTGGTCACACCGCCCGACTTCGAAAAACTCACCACGCAGACCCGCACGGGCGCGCGCCCCGTGGCCACGTTCGCAAGGAGTCGAGGTTGAACCCGAAAACAAAACCGCAGCTTGTCACGGACGGTGCCGCGCTGGTCGCCGCCGGCGTCGCCTTGCACATGGGCGTCACTGACACCGTGAACCATTCCGCGCTGCAGGGAATTTGGCCGATTGCCAAAGAGCTGCTCGCCATGATTCTGCCTGTCGTGCTGGCCTATGTGACGCGCGGGCCCGGGCACGTCAAAGAGTAGCCGTTGAGCCCCTCCCTTCAAGGCCTCGCCGACCGCTTCGCCGCGCCCCCGCCCGCGGCGCCCGTCAAGCCTCAACTGCCGAAGATCGCGCCGGCCGACGCGCCCCAACTGCAGCTCAGTAAGAACGAGCTCGGCCGCCTGGCCGATCAGATCGACACCGACTATTTCGCGGCAATCAGCGACCACAACGTACGCATGGAGCGTTTTCAGCGCTACTACAAACGCTGGCGCGGCCGCGTGGATCCGCCGGCAGCCGGCGAGGAACACGAGGACAATTTCCGCGTTCCGATTACGCAATGGCAGCTCTCGAGCAAACTGGCGAAGTCCATGGCGTCGCTATTTGGCGCCGACGCGGAAGTGAACGCCAAACCCATCGGACCCGACGACCAGCGCCGCGTGATGAAGGTCAGCCGCTTCATGACCTGGCGGTTGTTCAACTCCATGAAAATCGTGTCGCCGGCGACGACGTTCGAGTTCCGCACCATTTTGAACGGGCGCGCTCATGCTTACGCGCCTTGGCAGCGCGATACCTACTGGGCGCCCACCGAAGACGGCGGCGAGCGCGAAATTACCTGCTACGAGGGCCCTGGCTTCTTCCCGCTGTGGGCCGACGATTTCATTTGTCCCGCAGAGGACGCCGTTACTCTCCACGATTTCTCGTGGGTGATGCGGCGCTTTCGGCCGACGCCGAACGATCTGCTGCGCGGCGAGGACGCCGGCCGTTACCAGGGCATACAGGCGACCTGGCAGAAAATTTGCGACCAGGCGTACTCGCGGCTGCGGCGCGATATGCGCGGCGGCGATCAGATCAAGCGCGAAAAAGACCTCGACGAAGGCGTGAACTACGAAAGCGGCCTGTCGACGGGGCCGAGCCTGCAGGTGCATCAGTGGTACGGCAAATGGCGGCAGCTCCGCGGCCGCAAGGACGCCAGCGCCACCAACTACGAGGGCCGCCGGCGGTTCGAGTCCGAGCTGGTCATCAGCTACATTCCGGAGCTGCACCAAATTATCAGCGTGCAGGACCTCGCGGCGATGTACCCGCGCAGCAAAAAGCGCCGGCCGTTCGTCGAGTCGTCGCTGATGAAAGAGGGCAGCTATTGGGGGCCTGGCTTCGGCGAGGTTCTCGAGGACGTCGAGGCAGAGCTAACAGTCAACCATGCGCTCGGCGGCAAGGCCGGCGCGCTGAGCGTGGGACCCATCATCATTTACTCGCCCGCTTCCGGCTTCGATCCGGAAGACTTCGAGTACAAGCCTGGTATGGCGATCGCCAGCGACAACCCCGCCGGCGTTCGCATCGTCGAAATGAAGGCGGACCTCTCGTACCCGATCGCCAACCAGCAGGATTTAATTTCTATTTCCGAGCGGTTGACCGGCATTACCGACCAGAATATCGGCCGCACGCAATCGACGCCGAACGCGCCACGCACCGCGCGGCAAACCCTCGCGCTGCTTGAAGAGGGCGACGTCCGCGCCTCGCTCGACCTGTCGGTGCTGCGCGAAGACTGGGGGCTCATCCTCGAGCATTGTTGGGGCCTGGAGCAAATGTATGGCTCGGAGCGCGTTTTCTTCCGCGTCACCGAGCAAGACAGCGGCGGGCTGTTCGACACCAGCCGCGGCGGCGCGTTCATGGGCGACGACGACCGCGCCGAAAACTACGACTTCGACTTAAAATTCGCGACGAACGCCTGGTCGCGCGAGACGAACAAGCAGAACCAGCTTTCGCTCTACCAACTGGATTTACAAAATCCGCTGGTAGTGCAAAACCCGCGCGCCCTTTGGCTCGTGCTCGATAAGATCCACAGGGCGTTTGGGGACGATCGCTTTAGCGACTCGATCCCCGAACCGCCCGATATCGGGCTGCCGGTCAAACCCTCGGAAGAGTGGACGCGCATGCTGCAGGGCGAGACGGTCCACGTCAACCCGATGGACAACGACCAGCTCCACATGCTCGATCACAATAAGCGCCTGGCCGAAGCGCAGGCGGATCCAAACCACGATCCGGACGCCTACCGCGCGATGGTTCGGCACTTCACCGAGCACATGCAGCAGATGCGGCAAAAGCAGTTCATGCAGGCGCTTACTCAAAAGCTCGTCGAGTCCCTCGGCAGCGGCCAGGGCGGGCTCGTCGACGGCGCGGCGCCGGTCAGTCTCCAGAATCTGCATTCCACCGTGGGGCAAATGATCGGCGCGCAAGAGGCGCCGCCAGAACAGGGCGCAGACACACAACCGGGAGGCGGGAAACCGCAAAAAACGAAATGAAAGGTTCAGTAGTCTTTACAACGACCAGATTCGAGTGCGCAGCCGAAAACTGCGGAGGCGAGGCGCTGGTCGATCGCGTCAATAGCGTGCTCGCCGCGCTCGATCGCAGTTACGCCGTCGAGCGTATCGGCCTGCCCGACGACTGGACTGAAATCGGCGGCCGCACTTTCTGCCCCAAGCATGACGTGGAAGTAACGGCGATGGTTCGCACGCCCACACTGGTACGCCACGGCAAAGGATTTGTGGGCGGCTACAGCGAGGAGCTGGTCGACCTGAAGCGATCGCACATCGGCGACGCGATCGACAGGATTTACGAGGGCGCGCTGCGCATGGCTCATGACACTTGCGCGACGGCGGCGGGAATGGCCGGCGACGCTCAAAGCGAACTGCAAGCAAAGTGCAACGCTCAAAGCGAACTGCAAGCAAAGCGCCGCGCATGATGAAAAACCGGCCACGACCCGCGGCGGCGCATCCGGAGGACGCCGCGGATTTGGCCGACACGGTGCGCTCGCCCGGGTTCGCGCTGATACAGGCGCGCCTGAAAAGCCTGCGTAACGACTATGTGCAGCAGCTTGTCACCGCGACGAGCTGGCCCGACGTGGTGGCGCTGCAGGCGCAAATACGTTGCGTCGACACGCTCACGGAAGTACCGGAAATTCTGCGGCGTGAACTGACCGCCGCCAAGTTCAAGGAGTAAACGGATGGAACTTTTGAAAGCAGGGCTCAAGGAGTACTTCAAGGGCTACGAAGCCCATCAGGAGCGTTCCGGCAGCGGCGACGGGAAACCGGCGATCGACACCGACCAGCTCGCCGAGCTGATCGTCAACGCGCGCTATGAAGCCAGCGAAGCGATCGAGGAAGCGCCCGAAAAGCCCCTGACCAAGAAAGAGAAGAAAGCCGCGGCCGCTGCCGCCAAGGATGCGCCCGCCAATGATGCCTAGCTCGCAGTTCCCCGACCTAATGGGCAAAACGGCGCTGCCCGGGCTCGGCCGATCGCGGCCGCCCAAGGGGCCGAGTAAGGGCTTTCCGAAAAAGAAAGCCGCGCCGCGGGTACCCGCCGGCGGCCTGGCTGCCGCGCTCAGCTCCGCGCGACCTCCGAAGCCTGGCTGCTGAAGGAGTAAGCATGAAAGCGAAAAAGGCCGTCGCGGCTGCGCCCATCACGTGCCCGGGCACGGTCGTAATCAACGACAAGAGGAAAATTCCTACCAGGACGAAACGCCTTCTGTGGTTCCTCGGACTCAAGGTTACAGCGTTCAGTCACCAATCTAGCGATTTGGAGGCAAGCTGCCGTCTCACGTTTGAAAACGGTGGCGAGCTTACATTCACCGCGCGTAAGGGCGTTGACGAATTGGAATTCAAGAGCTACGACCCACACTACAAGGCGCGAGCGAAAGCGTGAGCGCCGCCGTCCCGCAATTGGTACGCGTGAAGTGCCGCGCGTGCTCGCACTTCCGCGACCCGCGCGAGTTTTCCGGCGGTCCCATTGTCGGCGTCTGCTGGCGATGCTACGAGGGCCACATCGAGGGGCTGGCGTTCCTCTCGGGCCACATTCCGAAAGGTTGCCAGGAGTGCGGCCGCACCTACCGCGAGCTGAACGAATTAGCGCAGCGCGCCGGTCTGCCCGATACAAGGTTAGTGCTCGAACGCAAAGACGGCATCTTTCAGGTTCTCTGTTTGGAGTGCGACGCGAAGTACTTTCCCAAGCGCCGCGACCTCTACGGGAAAACACCTGACGGCATCGCGAGGGGAATTTGATCGAGGGCAACGTCGACGAGGAAATTCTTGACGACTCGCAGGCCGTAGTCACCGGCGAGCCAGGCGCGGAAGAACAGCCTGACGAAGAAGCCGCTGCGGCAGCCGCGGCAGCCAAGCCGGCTGTTGTGGTGGATCCGGCCGAGTTTAAGCGCATAAGGGCGGACCTCAAGGCCGAGCGCACCGCGCGCCGCGAATCCGACGAGACGGCGCGCTATTGGGCCGAGCAGGCGCGCAACGCTCCGGTCAAAGCCGAACCGGCAGCGCCGGCCGACGATCTTTCCGACGTCGACCTGGTGGAAGCGATCACGGCGAACGGTGTCGCAGGCCTCGACGGCGTACTCAAGCGTTTGGGCTACACCAAGCGCGACGAGCTCCGCGAGGAAGTGGCGACGGCCACACGCAAGAGCAGCTCGGAAACGCAGCTCATGCGCGAGTATCCGGACCTCGAAAACCAGCAGTCCGAACTGTTCCAGGCGACCGCCGTTATTTACAACTCGCTGAAGGCGGATCCGGAATTCAAGGGCGCGGGACAAAAGCTGATTGCGATCGCCGCGCGCACCGCTAAGGCTGAAATGGCGCTGAAGAAGGGCGACGGCGGCCGCAGCCAGCGGCGGGCCGCTCCACGCTCCGACGATCACTTTGACGACGAGGAAAACGACAATTTCGAGGACGAGACGCCCGAAGAGGCGCGAGCCGCTCGCGCCGATCGCCAGGCCGGCGACCGCGGCCGCCGCGACTCACGCGGGCCCGCAGGCGGCGACGACACGCTGAACGAAGACCAGCGGCGCATGGTCGCCAATTTCCAGCGCGTCGGCGCTGATTTGAGCGAGGCGACTTACAAGAAGCACGCCAAAGCCGGCGTTCGCATGGGCGGGGTGCCCACGAGGCGCAGTGAAGCAACACGGAGAGCAGCTTGAGCGAAAAGCGCACGCGTAAGAAGCCGGCCGTTAAAGTCGCCGGCAGAAACGAGGCGCCCGTCGACGGCGTGCAGCCGCAAGCGATCGAGGCGACCGCCGAGCGCACCGTCAACGGCATTCCTGTTTCGAGCCTGCCGTTCGAAGTGCAGCAGCTTATCGGTTACGCCATGACCGACCAGGGCATCGCCGAGCGCAACGCCAAGCGCGTGGACAGTAAAGGCGTGCCGCATTCGGGCATCCAGGTAATCGTCAACGAAGGTTTTGACCAACAGATTTTGCGGAGATCGAAGGCAGAGGAGCCGTGGGAAACCGCCGACCCTCTTCTCGATGCAGTTAATAGAATCCGCAAGCCAGGCATGCAGTACAGGGGCCTTTCGCCGACTGTTATCCAGAAACGAGGGATGCGCGGTTGGGAGGCTCAAAGCGACGCTGATGGAATTGTCAGAGTCGGCAATATGATTGTTGGCGCGATGCCCATAGAACGGGCCGCGCGCCGTAACAAGAAGTTCCGCGACGAAGGCAACGCCAACGCCGCGGACGCCGCAGGGCGCTATCAAACGGACCATGAAAGGGCAGTACGAGACAGCGGCAGTGAAGGCGTTCGCGTCCTCCGCGCTGGCGAGCTACTGAACGATTCGAGCGATCCCACTCGCTCGATTTCAATAGGTGTCCGCAGCTCCCACGACGACCCCGGGCTTGACGCCGCGGCCTAATTAACCCCGCGCGGCGCTCCTGATTTCCAAGGGGAAAGCAGAACCACAGGAGAACCATGGCTAACGTCAATAACCCGCACGGGTTCCGTCCCTTGGGATGGTGCTTCGGCGGCGGGCCGCCTTTCGTCGAGACGCTGAGCAAGGCCGTAGGCCTCGGCACAGCGATCTATCCTTTCGATCTTGTCGTCCGACTCGCGGACGGCTCGATCACTTCGGCCACCGCGTCGATCACGCCAGGCACAACGCTGCTTTCGGGCGTCGCGCTCGACTACGGCCTGTTGTCGACGGCGACCGATCACCTGGTCGTCACCGATCCAAACGCCATGTTCGAGGCGCAGGATAACGCCGGCGGCGCCGGCATCCTCGCGGCCGACTTGGGCCTCAACGCGAACGTCATCGTGTCCGTCGCGGGCACGCTGATTTCGAAAAAGAGCGGCCACCAGATCGCGGACTCGACCAAGGACGTCACCGCGACGCTCGACCTGCACCTGTTGCGGTTGTTGAGCGTGCCCGACAACACGTACGGGCCCAACGCACGCATCGAGGTGCTCATCAACAAGCACCGCATGAATCCGGGGGTTGTCGGCATCTAAGCCGCTTCAAAAATGAATATCAGAACGCAGTTTCCCGACCTCTTCCTGACGACCATGCTTCCGGCGCTCGACGGCCTGACCATGGGCCGTTACAACAAGCTGCCGTCGCGCTTCAACAAGGTCTTCCGCATGATGACCTCGACGCGCTCGATCGAGCAGACGACCGAAATGGCAGGCCTCGGCTTGCTCGATACGGTTGGCGAAGGCCAGAACGTCCGCTACGACGTGGGCGTGCCGGCTTTCCCCAAGACGTACACTCACGCGCAGTTCGCCTTGGGCTTTCAGATTTCGCGGATCATGGTCGACGACGACCGGTACGCGATCATCTCCAAGCTCGCAACGGACTTGGGTAAGTCCGCGTTCGAGTCGAAAGAACTCGACGCGGTTTCCGTCTTCAATAACGGATTCACCGCCGGCGCCTATGCAGGTCCGGACGGCAAAGCCCTGTTCGCCACCGATCACCCCTTGGTCAAATCGGGCGGCACTCAGACCAACACGCTCGCCACGCCCGCCGATCTGGATATCTCCTCGATCGAGCTGGCGCTGACCGACTTCCGGCTGATGAAAGATCACACCGGCAAGCGGATCCGCGTCGAGCCGAAAAAGCTCATCATTCCTCCGCAGCTCGAATTTGCAGCGGCGGAAATGCTGAAGGGCACGATGCGCAGCGACACCGCCAACCACACCATCAACGCGTTCAAAAACCGCGTCGGCATGGCCGGCTTCGAGGAAATCTTCCTGTGGGAGTACCTTTCGGATCCGGACGCCTGGTTCATCGCCGCCGATCCGAGCGATACCGAGCTGCGTTTCTACGACCGCGAGAAGTTCTCGACGGCGCACGAGACGCATTTCGATTCACGAAGCATTAAGACGGCGGGTTGGCAAAGGTACTCCTATGGCCATAGTGCGCCATGGGGTTTGTACGGCTCACCAGGAGCCTAGTTAGTCAGAGTAAGTACCACAACTGACGAAATGAACCTGTCAATTCAGGCTGGGGCATGGCCTAATAAGCCATGCCCTGGTCTTCTCCCGAGAAGCGCCGCGCCCACTACGCAGCTCATGCAGCGGAGCTGTCGGCTGCAAAAAAGCGTTACTACGAAGCGAATCGGGAAAGACTCATCGCCGCGAACCTTGAGCGGCGCAAACAAGATTTGGAAAAGACCAGGGCTGACCGGCATAGGTTCTACGAAGATCACAAGGCCGGAATCATCGCCGCTGCTAAAAAGTGGCGCGAGGACAACCCGGAGAAGGCTCGCGCGCGCAACCAGCGCTATGCCAAAGAGCACAGCGCCGCCGCAGTGGCCCGTGCCGCCGAGTGGCGCAAGAACAACCCCGACAAGTACCGAACGAGCACGAAGCGCCGCTACAAAAAGAACAACGCCGCGATCAGCGCGAAGCGAACCAACTGGCGCAAGCAAGACCCCGAGCGCGCCCGCGCTCAGAGTAACAAAGAGAAAGCACGCCGCAAGAACGCGCCCGGGTCACATACGGGCGACGACATCCGCGAGTTATACGCTGAACAGCGCGGCATTTGTTTCTATTGCCCGCGCAGCCTCGCGGACGGCTATCACGTCGACCATTACATTCCGCTCGCCAAGGGCGGAACAAACGACCGCGAAAACCTGCGGCTCGCCTGCCCGGAATGTAACTGCTCGAAGCAAGACAAGCTCCCCCAACACTTCACCGCGCGCGCATAACTGCGCCGCAAATCCACTTACTCGACTTATCCGCGCGACACCACCCCCGTTAAACGGGCAAGGCCGCGCGGACCAACGGCGCGGCGCCTCTCCCGGGGCGTCGCGCCGCGACTTATCCTCAGCCGCGCTCACACGCGGCGAGCAGACAACAGGAGTAACAACGTGGCGACAGAACCGAAAGCAGTACGGAAGATGACGAAGTTCTCGCAGTTGAAGGTGAAGGCGTTCCGCACCGACGCCAACAGCATCGCGGCCGTGCCCCTCACTGTGGCTGCCGTGCTAGGTCAAACCGGCAACTTACTGGAGATCACCGACTCGACCGGCGTCGTGCTCGCCAAGGTGAACGCCTCGGGGCAACTGGTGATGACGGCCGCGGCCAGCCTGGCGACTCCGTTCGGCCTGGGGGGCTCGCTGCAGATGGCGCGCGCCAAGTACGATTTTGCCGTCGACGGCGGGGCTATCTCGGTCATTACGCCGGCGACCAACGCGATCATTCCCGACAACGCCGTTATTTTCGGCGGGCTCATCAACGCCACCACCGCGCCCGTGGGCGCGACAGCGACGATCGGATTCGGGACCCTGGCGGGCTCGAGCGCGGCCAGTCTGAAGGCTGCCACCGCGATCGCGACCTATACCCTCGACAGCATCTTGCCCGTGGTTCCTGTGTGGACCGCGGCCTCGGCGTTCAAGATGACGGCCGCCGGCGCGATCACCATGAGCGTCGCCGTCGCGGCTCTGACCGCGGGCGTGATCGAAATCACGGTTTTCTACTTCGTCGCGGCCAACTAAGGAGCCCTCCATGGGAGTAGTACAAAGCGATGCAACGGCGACCATTACGATCGCCAACAGCACCACGGTAAGCGCCGCGTTTTACGTGGGCGCGAAAGTGCCGGTCGCGCTGCAACTGCCGGCGTCGTTCACCGGTGTAGCTGTCACCTTCCAGGGCTCGATCGACGGTGTGACCTACCAGCAGATTTACTCTGGCGGCGGCGCTTACACCGAAGTCGTCGCGCAGGGTAAGACCGTCCAGCTCGACGGCAACATCCTGGCGGGCTTTCCCTGGCTCAAGATTGTCTCGGGCTCGGCCGAAGGCGCAGACCGCGCCATGGTGGTCATCACCCGGAGGCCTGGCCTGTGACACACGCGATCGCTCGCCCGCGCTTCTCGGCTGCGCTGGCGCTGCTGGCGCTGGGCGTGCTGGCCTTCTCGACGCCGGCGCATTGCCAGGACTTCGGGGGCGGCAACGCCTCGCGGATCCGCTCGCGCGCCGTGCAGGCCTGCGCGCCGACTGACGCGCAAGTACTCGCCTGGTCGGCCGCTAATAACCGCTGGGAGTGCTCCACTATCAGCACCGGCGCCGCCTCCTTCTCCAACCAATCGGCAAACGTGGTCTTTGCGGGGCCATCCAGCGGCTCGGCGGCCGCGCCCGCGTTCCGCGCGCTTGTCACCGCCGATCTGCCTGGATCCGCGACCGGCTCGCCGCCTCCGACCTCACAACAGAACGGGGACTTTTGGGTGGTCCGGACGTCGGCGACGGTTCTAACCATCGGGCCGGCCTGCTCGTCGACGTTTCCCTGCAAAGTCGCGTTCGGCACAACCGTCTTTACGCTGACCACGGCGGCTACAGCGACCATTTCCGCCGGCACCGACACCGCCTATATCTACGTGAGTGATGCGCAGGTCCTTACCGTGGGCGTCAATTCGGCGTCGTTCACTTGCTCGGGGTGTACGCGCGCGGCGGGCATTACCGGCTTTCCAGCGACCGCCTTCCCTCTCTGGAACTGGACCTCAACATCGGGCACATGGGATGTAAGCGGCGGCTCGGACCAGCGCGTGGTCACGCAGAAGGGCGCCGATCCGCTGGCCTCCTACGTTCTGACCTCGGCCAATACGCAACTGAAAAACGCGGTCACAACCCTGCCAACCGCGAACATGGCGACCGTCTCGCTTCGCCGCGTGTGCCCGCTGCTGATTGGCGCCGACAACGCGGCGTCTGTCCTCGCGGACGCCGATATCGGGCCGCAGGGACAGCAATGCAAAATACCTTACGCGGCGACCGTGGTGGAGATCGACGTCAACGCCGACGCCGGCACTCCAAGCGCGATCGTTCGTAAGAAACACTGCGCGACCAGCGCGGCCGGCGTGTGTACGTCCTGGACGAGCACCGACTTTCTCAGCGGGGCTCTGGCGGCCGCGGCCTCGAACTTCGACGCCTGTTCTAACACTGGCGGCACGACGGGCCTCGACGCGGTGACTACCTGTTCAAACACGCTACAAAACACTTCTGTCGCGATCGGCGACTGGATCGAGTTGAAATCCGGCACGGCGGGCGGGACGGCTAAGCGGCTGTCCGTGAATGTGATCTACACGGTGAACTGATGCGACGGCTTCTCTGTCTTGTCCTGTTGTGCGCGGCGTCGCCGGCCTTTGCCTCCTTCGCCTTCAGGCGCACCATTACTATTGACCACACCCAATGCGGGTCTGCGGACTCGACCAACATTCCCGTGTTGGTGTCCGGAACTTTGAGCTATCTGGCGACGGTGGCCAACGGCGGGAATTCTCTGAATGCCAGCGGTTTTGATATCGGCTTTTACTCCGATGCGGCGCTGACAGTCAAGCTCAAATGGGAAACGGTTCAGTGGGCCAACACGGGAGCGGGGCTGGAGTACTGGATCAAGATACCGACACTGAGCCACAGCGTCGACACCGTGATCTATCTGGCCTACGGTGATGCCGCAATCACCACCGACCAAAGCGACGCAGCCAACACTTGGAACAGTAATTTCAGTGCGGTGTATCACTTCGGCGACGGATCGACGCTCGGCCTGGGTGACTCTACCTCTCACGCCCTGACCCTCACCAACCACAGCGCCACCGCGTCGGCCGGGCAAATCGGCGGGTCTATCTCGACGACGGCCTCCAATTACGCTCAAGCCACAGGCACCACCCAAACGTACACGGGCGGCTTCACCCTTTCAGCGTGGATCAATTCCACGTTCGCCGGCGTCGGCTACATTCTCAAAACAGGCAACAGCACCAACGCAGGCGAGCCCAGCATCAAAATCTTCGTCCAAGCCCAAGTCGGCGAGGCTGGCGGGGGCGGCGGTCGAGCAATTGGAACTACAACGGTCGACACGGGTTCCTGGTTTCATATCTTAGGCACCTACGACGGATCGAGCGCATTCAAGATTTACGTCAACGGCGTCCTCGAAAACACAACGACCCCTGGCGGCTCGGTAGCTGATGGCGTCCAGGTCTGGATAGGCCGCGAGTCCGCGGCGACCAACATTTACACCGGCCTAATCGACGAAGCCGAAGTGCAAATAGGAGTCCGCGATCAGTCCTGGGCCACGTCGGTCTACAACAACCAAAAAACCGGATCCACCTTTCTAGCCATCGGCAGCGCGACCGCGATCGGCGGCGGCGTGCGCCATCGCGCGATTGCGATGTAGCGCGCGGTGCGCGCGAGCCCGACAAACAAGGCAGTGACCATGAAAAAAGCCCTCCTCTCCTGCGCGGTTTCCTGCGGCCTTCTCGCGGCGATCGCCGCGCCCGCCTTCGGCCAGGCCTTCGGCTCGGCCAACGCCAACCGGATCCGCGGCCGCTACGTCGATACGTGCGTTCCTTCCGATGGCCAGGTGTACGGCTGGTCCGATGCGCTGCAGAAATTTACCTGTGTTCCAGGAACAGGCGGAACGGTGGGTCCGACCGGCCCAGCGGGCGCCACGGGCGCGACGGGGCCGGCGGGAGCTACGGGAGCCACGGGCGCGACCGGCGCCGCGGGAGCTACAGGCGCTACGGGCGCCACCGGCGCCACAGGGGCGGCGGGCGCTACAGGCGCCACCGGCGCGACGGGACCGGCCGGAACTTTGGGCGTTACCCTCGGCGCGCTTCAGTTCCTCAGAGGGCAGCCTAACGTATCGGTCGCCGCGCTGCAAGCCGCCGACTTTCCGGCGCTGCTGGCGAGCGATTTCGACTTTCCCGCGCAACTCCCGGGCGGAAGTCTCACCGCGAGCGTAGCGGCCTCCGTAACCGTTACGCCGTGCCCGCTGGGCGTCGCCGGGGTCAACACGTCGCATTACTTCCGGCTCTCGGCCGGCACGGGTACAGCCGAGCCCGTGCTGCTGACCGGCGGGAGCTGCACGTCCGGAGCTGCGAGCGGCACGCTGATTTTCACGCCGGCGAATAATCACTCGGGCGCCTGGCAGATCGCCAGCGATTCGGGCGGCCTCAAAGAAGCGCTGATGTACGCCGGCGGCCACCGCGTCATCGAGCTGGACTCTAACCGCACCTTCACCACGTCGGCGGTCGCCGGCGTCGTGATCGACAAAGACTATACAACGATCGTTGGAAGCGGGCCCAGCTCGATCATCAAGGCGCGCGACTCGGCGCAGGCCAACCAGGTCCTCAACGCGAACGCCTGCAACTCCTGCTCTTTCATCAATTTCAAAATCGACGGCAACCGCTCGAACAACGGCACCAATCCGACTTACGGCACCGGCCTGCAGCTCGGCACCGCCGGCGTCGGCGGCGCAAACCATACACTCGTCCACCGTGTCGAAATTACAGCCGCGGCTCTGTTCGGGATCCTGCTGAACGATTCAAACGTCGACGTCGAAGTTTCCGCCTCCTACATCCACAACATCGGCGGCGTGACCAACGGATCCGGAAGCGGTACCGGTATCTATGTCTACTGGGTCCTAGGCTCAGGGAACGCGCAGGCTAAGGGCGTCCGCATCCTCGGCAATTACATCAGCGAGTGCCACAACACCGTCACCAACGCCAACAATGGCGGGGCTGTGGCCTGGTACGCCTCGGGCATCACCGTGGCGAACAATTACCTCTTAAATAACTACAACACGGGCGGCCAGCTCATCGCCGCGGGCCTGGTGGGGCCGTCGACGATCTCGGGCAATACGATTGTCCGCACCGCAACGGGCCTGGTCGAAGGCAGTAGCGGCATCGAGGTTTCAGCCGACCGCTGCACGATTTCGCATAACACGATCATTGGGCATGAGAAGGGCTGGGGAATCGCGCTCGAGGGCGACCCTGCCGGCGTCGCCGGCCTCGGCGCGTCCGATACGACCATCGACGCCAATTTCATCCAAGACGCCTACATGGGGATTGGGCTCATCAATGCCGGCGGCTACGTGCGCGGAACGACCATCACCGGAAACCGCATCGCCGTGCAGGCGCCGGCGGGCGGAACCGGCAAGGGAATAGGGCTCGATTCGGGCGCGGCCGCTACCACCATCACCGGCAACAATTTCATCGACTCGGCGACACCGGTTGACGACCAAAGCACTTTCGGCGCCTACACGTACGGCAACTATCCGATGGCCGCGAACCTGGTTTATGGCGGCTCGATCGCCTCGGCCGACTCCATCAGCATGCGATGCGGCCAGGTCGCCAAGATCACCGGCTCGACAACGATTCGATTTATCGTGCTGCCGAGTGACACCGCCGGCACAAACGGCGCGGGCTGCTATGTGGGCCTGGTCGCCGCGGCCGCGGCCACCTGGTCGACCGGCACAACCGGCGCGATCAGCCTCGCGGTTACGCCTGTTGTCGGTCAAACCGTGATGCTCATGAGCGATGGGGTGTACTTCAACCCCGTGGGCGGCCAGGGCACACCGGTAGGGACCGCGACGCAGTACGTGCGCTACAACCCTGCGACGGCCGTAGCGGAAGCCGCGGACTTTCCTTTGATCGTTGTGGCCGATTACAATTTCGCGCCACAGCTCCCGGGCGGCACGATCATCATTGGCTCGAACACTAAGACCCTCACGCCTTGCCCGCTGGGATTGAGCGGCAGCTACGTACACGAGCCCCTGTATCTGTCCGGAGGCACCGGTTCGGCCGAAGCTGTCACCATCACCGGCGGAACCTGCACATCAGGCCTGGCGACGGGCACGGTGGTATTCACCGCGGCCAACACGCACAGCGGCGCCTACACCATCAAATCCGGAACCTCGGGCGTCAAGGAGGCGATGAACCTACTGCCGGCCGCCGGCGCGGGCCTGCTGCTGCAACGGGGCATCGTCAACATTTACGCCACGATCTTTGTTGGCGACGGCACGGCCACCACCAAGAGCACCATCGACGGCATTACGTTGATTGGGCAGTCGAGCGGCCGCGGCGCCGACGTCGCGCTACCCACGCCTGGCGGCACGACCCTCAAATGGGGCGGCGCTTCGGGCGGCACCGTACTCAAGGTCATGGGGCCCATCGGCAACGTGCGCCTCGAGGATTTTTTAATCGACGCCAACAGCGTCGCCGATATCGGCCTCGACATTGTGCATTCCTACCTGTCGACGTACCGGCGCGTGGGCGTCATCAACTGGGTTGCGCGCGGGGTGCGGGCCATGGCCGTCGACTTCAATTTCCCCGCCATGGTCACAGGCTGCAATAACAACGAGTTTGACCAGGTGATTGTCACCGCCTCGGCCGGCGATGCTACTTCCGTCGCGGGGCAGTTCGGCCAGGCCGTCGTCGACACGCTGAGTATTTTCGATTTCGCCTCAAATCATTTCATTAACTCGACTTTCCTCAACGGGGCGGCGAGCGGTACGGGCCTGGAGCTGCGCTTTGCCGACAACAACGATTTCTACGGCACCATCACCTATACCAACGGCGGAAGCGCCATCAAATTCACCGCGGTTGGATCGGGTGGCGCGGCGATGCCGCAAGCCAACAGTTTCTTTCATTCGCCCGTACTCGGCCTGGTTACGGCGACGGCCGGCTTTGCGCCGACGAATAAAAACTTCTTCCTTCCACTGACAACCGGCGAGTTCGCGCAGGATATTTATTCGCTGCAGGCCTTCGCCATGGGCTACGACAGCTCGGGAAACTGGTTCGGCCACATGCGCAACATGCCGCTGCACTATGCCGGCGTGTCGAACCCCGCCGCGATCGCCAACACCACGGTAGAAACAGCTTTCGCGAATTCCTACACAATTCCCGCAAACACCATGAGTTCGGTGGGAATGATCGGCCGCATGCGCGCGAGCGGCCGCTATAACACCACCGGCACCCCTACCCTGTCCTTTCAATTCAAGCTCGGCACGCTCTCGGTGGGTAAGCTCACGTTTACCACCGCGAGCGCCGTTACGGGCGATGCGTTCTCGCTCGACTGCTCGTACGGGGTCAACACCAGCGGCGCCGGCGGCGCGCTGCTCATCGGCGATTGCGTCGGCACAACCGGCGGATTCAGCGGCACTAACTCGACGGTCGCCTCCGAAGTCGTCGGCTCGCAGGGCATCGACACCACCGCGGCCAAGGTTCTCACGCTGACCGCGAAATGGGGCTCGGCCTCGGCGAGCAACACAGTGACCCTCGACCATCTGACGTTCGAGGCGCTGTACCCCTCGACGGTGCAATAGATGACCTTCGGCGAAATCCGTTTTCAACTGACGAAGCGCTGCCCGGGTACTGACCCCGATGTGCTCGACGGGTTCATTAACGACGCCTACCAGTCGATCGCGGGCCGCCATAGCTGGAAAGGCCTCGAAGCTGATGGCTGGATTCAGACCGACGCGCCGTACGAAACCGGCACGATCGCGCTGGTCGCCGCCTCGCGCCTGTTCACCGGCACGGGTACGGTGTTCACCGCGGCCATGAATCAGCGGGGCGTCTACATTCCCGGGCGCCAGGAAACCTATCGCTTCAACTTCATCGACGCGACACACGGGGCGCTCGACCGGCCGTTCGAGGGCGGCAGTAGCGCGACGTCCGGATTCAAGCTCTTTCAGGACATTTACGAGCTGCCTGATGATTACTCGCGGCCGTTCTACGCGCGCAACCAACGCATCGCGCGCGAGCTGGTGCATTGGGACCGTAAGGACGTCGAACGGATGTGCAGCGCGGCGAGCGTTTTCGCCGAGCCTCAGATTTACTCCATCGTCACGCCCGCGCCGTTTCCGGAGCTGAACGCGGACGAGGAGAACGACCGCAAGCGCGCGCGCCTCTATCCGATTCCCGCCTACGCCGCCGGCTACCCGTACACCTACATTCGGAGCGTGCCCGTTCTGACGGAGGGCGACACCGAAGTTGAAATACTGCCGTGGGTTTCCACCAAGGCGCTGCAGGACCTGGCGCGCGCGGCAGTCGAAGCCGACAAGAAAAACTACAACGGCGGGCTGGCTTACACCGCGTCGGCCGAGCTGGAAATCAACAAAATGCTCATCGCCGACGCCAAGCTGCGCGGGCCGCAACAGATCCGCATGGCCGAGCAGTACACGCGGCACCGCATCGCGCGCAGCGCGCGCTACGGCCGCGGAGTCCGGATGTGAGAGAGCCGATGTTGGATGTTGGATGTTGGATGTTGGTTCGCTGCGAGGCGCGCCCGTGAACCTGACTGCGCTGGAAAAGCGCGTGTGGGAGCGGCTGGAGCAAGACCCCGGCGCGCCGACAACTCCGGAGCCCGAAGTCGCGCGCGCCATCAACGCCGGCTATTCGCTGCTGTGTCTTCTTACGCTCTACCTCGAGCGAACCATCACCATCACGCTTTCGGCCAACAAGTGTTTTTACGGGATCCGGAATCTGGCGCCCGACTACCTGCGGCCGCTGCGCCTGGTTTCGGGCTATCCGCTGGCGCGCCTTCGGCCGAGCCGCATCGCCGACCTCGACGCGATCGACGTGAATTGGATGATTACGACGGATCGGCCTTCGCCGGCCGACGGCGTGGATCCGCCGTCGCGTTACGTGGCGCTTGGCTTGAATCTGCTGGTGATCTGGCAGCAACCAACGGCGGATGTGGACGCTCAGCTCACCTACGCCTATGAGCCGCCGCCGCTGGTTGCCGGCGCTGATTCTCCGATAGTTCCAGAAGAGTACCACGAGGATCTGGTCAAGTTCGCGCTGGTCTGGATCCGGCTCAAGGAAGGCGGGCAGGAGCTGCAGAAGGTGTTGCCGCTGCTGGCCGAGTTTGCCGCGGACGCCTCGAAGCTATCCGACTTCGTGCGCGCGCGTTCGATCGGATCCGCTTACGATTCCGTTCCCTTTGAATTGCGCTCTCAGGATGTGTCCCGACTACTCAAGGAGCTGGCCGCTCCGAAGAAGGCCGCATGAGCTTCCAGCTCGCGAACCCGCGCGAGGGCCAGTTGCCACTCGTGATAGTAGGTGCCATGTCCCGGCGCGGAACCGGGTTCCTGCTTGCCGCGAACGTAAAGGCGAAGGTTGTCGGGCTCGTTGTTGCCGTGCTGTCCGTCGCGATGGTCCACCAGTTCGTTAGCGTTCAAAGGTCGACCAAGAACCTTCGCCATCACCAGGCGGTGTTCGTAAACATGCTTGGGATTGCCGGCGGACGCAGTGCCGTCAAACAGCCAAAGATCTGCGGGCGAAACGGCCGACCGGTGGAGAACGACGTAGCCCCCCAAAAAGGTTCTGCCTTCACCAACGACCATGCCGGCGTCGCGGCACGGTCTACAGATGCCGCTAAACGTTCCAGACGTGATGTAAGCCTCGATCGAGCAGGCCTGCTGGTATCTGCGGCCGTCACACTTTGGGCAGACGATGGCGACGTATCGCAAGCGATGCTTGCGACCGTTCGCCAAGTAGCGCGTGTCCTGCCAGTCGACCTGCGGATGAACGATGACACTCGAAGGCTTAAGGCGTACGCCAATCCTCGTGTCGAGCTTGCACCTTCCCGTGAACACGCCAGTCCTGATCCTGTGGAGAACCGGCGAAGCGCCAGTGAACCGCTGATCGCCGCACACGGGGCATGTGACTTTCACTTCGCACCGCTCGCCGAATCGCAGGGTGGACCAGTCGACAGCGGCGTGAGCGGGAGGGTCAAGGTAGACCAGTCTGCGCCGCTCGTTGTAGGCGCGAACATTTGCAGAAATCGCTTCAGCAGAGCGTGGCATGGGATAGCTCTAGTATGTGCTCAGACCCCAGTGTTTACTAGGGCTAGAAGCATATTGAGACTACCAGTACAAGGGGGCCAACTTGCCTAGTTTGCTTCCGGGTGAGTCCGACGCCAACCCGACGACAACCACCGTCGACGTAAACAACATCGTGCAAAACCTGCTCGCGCCGCTGCATGCCGGCGCGATCGCCGACCTGGTGGGCTGGTCCGAATGCGAGCTGATTCAATGGCTCGACGCCGGCGTGAAGAAGCTCGCGCGCCTGGTCGCGCTGTTTGTCGGCCGCTCGATCGACACGGTAACGGTCGCCGGCACGCCCACGTACTCGCTGCCTGCGCAGCACGTCTCTACGATCCACGCCAGTTATGACAGTAAGCCGCTGCGCGCCGCGACGACCGGCGAGCTGGCCGCGCGCGATTCGCGCTGGCAGACGCGCCAGGCGGCCGCCCAACGCTGGTACGAGGACACACTAACGGCGCGGATTGGCCTCGCGCCTGTTCCGGACCAGGCGCGCGCGCTCTGGCTGATCTATCACGGCTGGCCGACGTCGCTCGACTGCGCGAAAACCCACACCACCGTACCGCTGCCGACGAGCCTGCAACCGTACCTCGAGCTTTACGCGATCGCCGAAGCCTACAGCAAAGAGGGCGACTTTTACGCGCCCGACATTGCCGCGGCCGCGCGGGGCATCGCGAGTTTGTTCGAGAAGGTCGCGCTCGACTATTGGGGGCCGGCGCAATGACAAGAACGATTTTGGATGTTGGATTTTGGATTTTGGTTGCGTGCGCCATCGCGCGCCTCGGGCAATACGTTGACGCGCTGCGAACCAACATCCAACATCCAACATCCAACATCGGCCGGAGGCCACGTTGAAGGGATCGGTTTACGAGCGGCAAGTCGACAACGTGCTCACGGGTGGCTGGAACCTCCTCCCGCCTGGTGATCTGATCGGGCCGGCCGACGCGCTGCAGCTCGAAAACTTCCGCGTCACTTCCGCGGGCGCGCTGCGCCAGCGCCTCGGCCACGGGCCGCCGATCTTCAACACCGGCGCGGTGCGCCAGTTTTGCGAAGTGAAAGGACCCACGCCGCGGCGCTACTCGGCAACCTACCTTGGCGGCCTGTGGCGCAACGCGACCAACCTTGGCACCTTCGGCTTCGGGTTCGGAAACCGCATCGGCATGGTGAGCTACAAGGGCCTGCTGTGGGCCATGTCGCACACCGCGCAGAAGCGCGACGACGGCACAACCCTGCTTCCCTGGACAATCCCCGGGCCCGCCGCGCCGCCTACGCTCGTGCCAACGCTGGGGGGCGGCGGCTTCGGCCTGGTACTCGACCAGGTTTACACCTATTGGACAACGTACGTCGACGCCTATGGCCTCGAATCTGTTTCGAGCCCCACGGGCGCCGACACCGCGCCCATAGCCGTACCCAATCAGATCATAACCATTCTTTCGCCGCCGGCGAGCCTGGGCGCGGTGGGCTGGAACGTCTACCGCTCGGGCAACACGCTGCAGGACACCCTTCGCCTCAATGTCGCGCCGTATGCGATCGGGGCCAACTTCGTCGACAACGGCGACGCAGCCTCGAACCTCGACGACCTTTCCATCACCGACCTTGATATCGCGCTCGAGGCCAACGACGCGCCGCCGCCGGCGGGCAGCGGCTTGGCGGGACCGTTCTACGAGCATCTACTGGCCTGGGGCGTTCGGTATGACCCCACGCACCCGGAGCGCGGCGGGCCAAACCGCCTGTTCTGGTCCGCGCTGCTACGGCCGCAAAGCTGGCCTGGCGCCGAGCTGGACGAAGGAAACCACGCCGACCTGGGCGAGCTGGGCGAGGAGATCGTCGGTGTCACCATCCGGCCGCGCGTGGCGAGCATCTTCAAGGACTCCTCTATCTGGCGCCTGGTGGGCGATCCGGACGACCCCAATTCCGAAATCGAGCGCGTCACCGGCGCAGTGGGCGCGCTGAGCCCGCCGATCAGCGTCGGCAGCAAAGATTACTTTCAGGGCAAAGAGGGGCTGTACGAGTACAACGGCGAGGTAGCAACCAAGATCACCGGCAAGCTCGACCGGCTTTTTCTGGGCGAGCAACCGGAGGATGCCGGCTTTGCTTTCTCCACGGCCGTCGCGCTGAATCAGGATCCGGGCTTCCGCGAATACAACCGGCTCGGCCACCGCAACGGCCGCTTGTATTTCTTCTATTGCGCCACGGGCGCGGAGCTGCCCAACCGCGGCATCACTTGCGAATTGGGGGCCGACAACTGGGGATCTGATAGTCGCGGTGTTACCGCGCTGCTCGACGAGGGGCAAAACGGCCTCCTGCTGGGCTGTGTCTCGACGGCCGGCTCGGCGGTGTACTCGATGGAAGAGGGCCCGACCGATTCGGGCCGCGGCATTTACTGCGCGTATCACTCCGGGTACAAGGACCAGGGCCACCCCGACAACCTCAAGACCTACGCCGATGTTGTGATCGAGCACAACACGCAAGGCGCGTTAATGACGGTTGCCGCCTTTTACAACGGCGGCACAGGTCCTGCGCCGACTAAACTGCTGGCCAGCTCGGAAGCGCTCGGCACGTTCAGTTCGACCAACCGCACGGTGTCGACCTTCAAGCTGGCTTTCGCCAGCGACCAGCTCGGCATCCAGGCGCGCAACATCGCCATCAGGATCGACGGCGGCGACGCCGGCGGCGGGCCCGTCACGCTTTACAAGGTCTTCGTTCATTACTTCATTGAACCGCGCAATTCGGCGACCTACGACTCGGACGAAACCGACCTCGGAACCCAAAACGTAAAGGCCGTCGACGAGGCCGAAATCGACATTGATTATCCCGACGCCGGCGGCGGGCCGATAACCCTAGCAGTGGCGGGCGATCGCCCGGGCCCCGGGTTTACCACCTTCGTCGCCACCGTCGACCCCACCATCGGCCGGCAAGTTCTCAGGATTCCGGTTGTCCCGACGCTCGAAGGGCGTTTGCTGCGCGTCACCGCGCTTGCGCCAACCGGATCCACTTTTCGTTTGTACGGCGTGCGGCTTCGGATATTGCCATTTGGCGAATACATCGACAACACGCGAGGGGAAATCTTTTTGACGCTGCCTATCAACGTGGGGCTGAACTAGATGCCCGGGATGGTTCGGTTAAAGCAGCTCAAAGACCTTGAGCTGTACTACGACGCGCCCGCCGGCCTCACCATGCAAGTACTCTCTGACGTGGTGGGCAACACGCAGGGCGCGCTCGCCGTGGCCGCCACGCTCGTGTTTCCCGCGACCGTGGGCCGGCAGACCTTCACTTTGCCGCTCGATAACATTTACGGCACCCTCGTACAGTTCCATGCGGCCTCGGCCGGCGTGGTGAAGCTGTTCGGGGGCGTGCTGCGCGTCCTCGATATCGGCGTTTGGTTTTTTGGCGGAAACGGCGAGGTATGGGATTCCCTGCCGCTTTCGATCGGCATATAGATGTTCGAGTCGGTCGCGCTGTTCGGCATCGTCGAGTTTGACTATCACGCGCCCGCCGGCGCGACGCTGCACCTGTATACCGATCTTCCAGGTAACGCGCTCGCGGAACGCGAAACGCGGCCGGTCCCTGTTTCCGCCTCGCGGCGCACCGTCAAGATTCGCCTGCTCGGCACCACCAAGGGGAAAAAGTATCAGGTGAAAGTGACGAGCGGCGGCGTGGTGTTCCTGTTCGGCGGCCGCGTCTACGCGCGAACGCTGGGCACGGCTGCACAGTGGGCCTGGTACGCGCTGCCGATCGCGCCCACGGCCAACGAGTTTACCGAGTACAAGCTGCCTATCGAGGCGACTGCGGAGAAATTCAGCGAGGTTAAGCTGCCGATTCCGCCGACCGCCGACCAGTGGACAAACGTAAAGCTGCCCATGCACCCGACCCCTGAACTGTTCGACTTCGTGGATGTACCGGTGGCGCGCTGATGGCCAGCAAACTAATCCCGCTGCCTCCGGACACGGACTTTTCCAAGCCCGACGCGGTGGCTACGGTCAACGACCGCCTGCGGCGCCTGGCCGACTCGATCGAGCCCGCGGCCGCGGCCGCCGCAAAGGCCTCGGTCGCCACAACCGAATTGAGTGGGTCGCCTGGCCGGCCGGTGATCGGCACGGCTACCGCGCCCAAGCTGCTCGCGCTCGGCGACACGGTGGATCTGACTGGCGCGATCGTACGCGCGCCGAATGGCACGCCGGGAATCTCGGGCAACTTGCCGGTGCGCGTGGGGACGGTGTTTGTCGTTTCCGGCGGCATCATCACGGGCTACGTCTTTTGAAAGGCGGATTTTGGATTTTGGATTTTGGATGTTAGTTGAAACCGAAACCGGCGCGCGCGCGATGTTGACCAACATCCAACATCCAACATCCGACATCCGCGTAGCTTCGCCGTTTCCGACGCGGGAGTGGCCGCGCGTGTGGCTGTGGATGGAAGCGTTTCGCGGGCGAGTGTATGACGACTTTTGCCCGCAGTCGATGAACGAATTTGTCGAGCGACAAACGGAGCTGGCCGCCGGCGCGCGCACGTGGGCGGTGTATCGCGAGGGTGAGCTGGGCGGCATGGTCTGGATCGACCTGGCCAGCGAGTACCTGGCCGTCGCGCATTTGTTGTTCAAGAAATCGTTTTGGGGGCGGGAGACTACCGAGACAGCTTTAGACCTGGTGTTCGCGCAAGTGTTCGCGAGCGGTGTCGGCAAGGTGTGTTCTAACGTGTTCGCCGACAACAGCCAGGTGATTGCGCTAGTCCGCGCGCTGGGTGGAGAGGTTGAGGGAAAGCTACTCAAACACACCTTGCGATTCGGCGGCAAGCCGGCCGATATGGTCGCGCTCGGACTTCTCAAGGAAAACTTCTATGCCTACCGCACTAATCGGGGCGGCGATCACGGGGGGAGCGTCCCTGGCGGGCGGCCTCCTGTCGAAGCCGAAGAAAACCGAAACCAAGCCCCTGTACACGCCGGAACAAACGGCGCTCCAGTCGTCGGTAGCGGGGACGCTCGAAGACCGCCTGAAAAATCCGGTGAACCTGAACCCGCTGAAAGTGGCGGCGGCGTCGCGAGTCAATAAAGACTTTGACTCCGCGCAGACCGGCCTCGAGGCGCGCCTGGCCGCGCGCGGCTTCGGCAGCTCGGGCAAGCTCGTTACCAACAGCAAGGCTCTGGCGACCGCCAAAGCCGGCGCGCAGGGCGACCTCGAAAGCAAATTTGCCGGCCTGCAGATCGACCAGAACAACCGCACGCTCGACCAGGCGCAATCGTTCGGCTTCCACACGCCCGGGAGCGAGACGACACAGAACACCCCGGGCGGGCCCCTCGGCGGCGCGATCGGCGGCGCGGCGGAAACCGCCACGCTGCTTTATTCGCTGAACCACTTTTTGAACGGCGGCGTCGCGCCAGGCGGCCGCAGTAGCGGCGGCTGGGGATCCACGGGGCCGGCGGCCTCTGACTACATCGGCGACGGGGGGGAATAATGTCGAGTCCGATCAATCCGGTTGTTTCAGGCCTGATGCAAGGGTTTCAGCTCGCGCATGCGATCAAGGGCGAGCGGCTCAATCAGCAGGCGCTCGAACAGCAGAAAGCGCGCGACGACGAGAACACCGCGGTACGCGACCTGCAAACGAAAATGTCGCTCGCCGACCGCGGATACAAGCCGATCACTCCGGACCAGGAAGCGGAAGCGGCAACGGGCCAGAGCCTCGGGCCTGCCGCGGTCCCGGGCGGCGCCGGTTCGATGGTTCCAGGAACAACCATCGACGCGCCCGTTAAGAGCGATATCAAGACGCGTATGGCGACCTACAAGGGCGACAAGTACGTGCGCGATTCCGACGCCGTGCTGCGGGCTCGCGCGCGCGACACCGCCAAGCAGACCACGGCCGACAAGCTCGACTACGAGAGCACACTGGCCGAGCGGAAACAGGCAGCCATCACCAAGGGCAAAAAGCAGCAGGCGCAAGACTCCTTCAACGTGATGGGCATTCCTATCACCGACCAGATGGCCGACAAGTCGGGGCTGCCGCGCGGCTCGCGCGTCATGCAGGGGCCCAATTCCGGCGGCGCGCTGGGCCAGGTGCTCAAATCCGTAAATCCGCCGGCGCCCAAGCCGACCGCGCCGAAGACATTTCTTACCAAGGAGGGCGGCGGCCGCATTACGCAAGTCGCCGGCGACGGAAAGATCACGGTATCCGACACGCTGGGCCTGCCTGAGCCCGCCGCTAAGAAGACCGGCGAGATGACGCCATACCAGCAGAGTCAAGTCGACCGGCAGAAAAAACAGGACGAGGCGAAAGCAACGGCGGCGCAGACAAAAGCGCAGAAAGAAGCACAGGCGGAAGTCGACGACCTCGACCGCCAGATGCAGGCGTTCCACTCTCAGAATCGCGCCATCGGCGCCGCGCTAACGGCCGGCAGCGCTGGCAAGGCAACCGACAGCATGGTGCAATCAGCGCTCGTCGATGTTGAGCCCCCCGCCAAGGGAACTCCGAAAGTGCCGCTGCCGAAGACATCCGGTAAGTCGATGAAAGTTACACCCGAGACGGCGGCAAGACTGAAAGCGAAGCTCGCCGACAATCAGACAAAAATCAAATCGCTGTTCGATCGCCAACACGCGCGCATTATGCAATTCGCCGGCGGCGGCCAGGCCGCAGCGCCCGCTGTTGATCCGGCCGCGGCCGCGCCGGCAACTGATGGCGCGCAAAAGCAGGCTGCGCCCGTGAAGCACTACGACGGCGAAAAACAAAGCTACGGTGGACGCGATTACGTTTTCACCGGCGGCCAATGGGTGGGGCAGAAAGTCGCCAAGTGATCTGTGCCGCAGAACACGCCCGACACGCTACCCGCTGATTTCTTTGACGGCCAGGCCGCCAAGGAAGCCCCTGCGCCCGACCGTCTGCCGGCGGATTTCTTCGACCAGAAGGCGGCGCCGCCGGCGGCGATCGCCGAGACGCCGCGGCCGCGGCAGCCGCTCGGGCCCGCGCCCAAGCCCGAAGATTTCAAAGTCTCGATCGGCGAGCGCGATCTGACGATACCGGACGATTTCAGCGTGCGCTTCGCTGGGCCCGGGCCGTACGAAACGCAGCTCACCGCGCCGGAAGAAAACCAATTTCAACAGTGGAAGAAACTCAACGCGCCGAACGATTCGGGCGAAGACTACGACCTGCGCGGCGCTTTCAAGGGTGGCGCGACGCCCGCCGAAAACGGGCACTTTCCCGACACCTGGAAAAAGCCGAACCATCCCACGTTCAGCGACCAGTCGCAATATGCGACGCCCGACGCGCCGCATTGGGACGGCTACCGCCTCATCGACAAGCGCGGCAAAGTCGTGGCCGATGAAACGCCGAAATTCAGCGGGCCGCTGGCCGACCCGAACGATCCTACAAGCGCGCTGCCGTCGCCAGAGGAGGCGCAGCAGCTCGCCGAGCGCGAGGCGCAGCAGTATATCGACCAACTGCTAAAGAAACAGCCACAGGCGCCGATTCCGAGCGGCCTGCAGTCGCCGCCGGTAGGGACGCCTCGACCTGTTCAGGTAGGAAGCCCGAAAATCAAGCAGCCGCCGTATCAGCCAGGCGAGATAGATCCGGACTTTCCCGGGCAGCCAGTCGGCGAAAAGCGGGGCGCGGGGTTCATCAATCCGCAGCTCACGCAACCCACGGCGAACGTGCAGCGGCCGGCCAAGCCCGGGTACGAGCAAGGCATCGAGGCGCTGCAGGCTGGCGACTTCAAAACCGCGCACGAGATTCTGAGCCAGCCGCCGGAATTTGTCTCGAAGCCCGTCGACGAGCTGAACAAGTTTTTAGTTGGACCGTTCCAGTTCCATGCGGCGATCGCCAAGACGGCCGCCGGCCTGACCGCGCCGGAAAATCTGGCGATCGGAGCGGCGACCGCGGGCCTGGGCGCCGCCGCGCAAGGCGGTAGCGCGCTGGTTCGCGCCGGCGCGCAGACCTTGAACGCGGGACTTTCGGCGTACTTCGCGACGCAAGCCGGAAAGCAGCTCGTTGAGCATGTGCCCGCGCTGGCGCAAGCCGTCAAAGCCCGCGACCTGAGCGGCATAGCCGAGAATCTCGGCTTTGCTACTGCCGACGCGATGCTCGCCTACTTCGCCACCGCACACGCCAAAGACTCGGCGATCACGGCCGCGGGCGAGTGGAACGTGTTCGCCGACCAGTTCCGCGAAGGCGGCAAATACGGCAAGGCGCAGGACACCCGCGCGCGCGTTGTACCCGACTACACCAAAATGTCGGACGACGAGCTCGTGATGGAAGCCAATCGAGCCAACCGCGCCCAAGAGAAAACCACCAAGGCCGATATCGCGCGCGAGATCATTCGCCGCCGCACAGAGGGCAACGGCCAGAAGCAAATCGGCGCCACGCCTGAGCCCATCGACGTCGGCGCCGCGCCCGACACGCTGCCGGCGGATTTCTTCGACAAAGGTGAAAGGCCGGGTCCTACACCATCAGGCGAGCCGCCGGAATCGCCTGGCGGGGATCCTATTGAGCCCGTTGCGGCCGCAAATGGCGAAACGCCGGCGAAACCACCGCTGCCGAAGATGAACGCGGCAATGCAGGCGGCGCACGATCAGGCGACCGCGATGCACGCCGAAGCCGTCAAGGATGGCGATCCGTTCCGCGTCGAGGCGGCCAAGCGCCACGTCGAGTTTATCGAGGAGCTGGTCCGCGCCTCCGCGTACAAATCGCCGCCGCCGAAGCACACGCCCGAGAACCTGGCCGACGAGTATGCGGCGAGCGGAATGCAGCCGTCG